TTTATTTCTTTCATTGCGATTGCTATAAGATGTTCATAGTATGGAACGACTAAGTGAACTTAAGGCTACTATTGTAAGTAACCTTAGTTCAATTAACATTCTTTTTGTGCTAATAAGATAGACTTTTCAGGATTACCTGTTAAGACATATACTTGTACTGTATCACAAGCACAGTTCTTTGAGTATTCTTGATACGCCTCTTCTAAACTATGTACGTGAGTTACTGTTTTTCTCTCATCATACCATCTAACAATTTTGTATTTCATATATATGTTTATTTGCGATTTACATAAGTTGTTGTATTGGAACGTATAAATAAACAGTAATGTACACTACAAGAGCATACACTACTGTTTAAATGTTACTTTTTCTTTTTTGCTGTAATTTCAATGACTCTTTTTGCAGCACTATTAATCAGATTATCTGGTATAAAATCAGATACTACTGTTAATAACATCTCTGGATCTACTTCAAGCAATGCTTGCAATACGATTCTTTTTGTTTCTTTGTTCATAATTATATAAATTTGATTATTTGCGATCAATATAAGCTGTAATCATATGGAACGACTAAGTAGTTTGCCGGGATTTCTCCCAGCAAATACTACTTCTTTAGTTTGTCTAATTTGACATACATCTCTAATAATGCGGCTGCATCATCAGATCCATCTATGTCAAATACATCATTTTTGTCTAATATAATTCTTGATAAAGAATCAATCTTCTCAAGAGTGGTGACATACTCAGTTTGTTTGTCTGTACTAACATGTGCAGTTTTAGCTGCTACGTGTACACCTGCTAACATTACTACGGCTAACAGTAAATACGCTAAAGAATAATGTTTCATTGCTAATATGTTTTATTATACAAATTGTCTGAATAAAAAGAGAGTAGGAGGCCGAAGCCTCTTACTCTTATGCAAACAACACTTCTTTGTGGAAGCGGATGTTGTAGCCAGGATTTTTGGACAGCCAATCCTTGATGCTATTCAACGCTTGGTCGAATGTATCAAAGTTTTTGGACCAATGCCAATACTTGAAGTTTTTCTTGTCCTGGATGCCGATTCGCCATACTTCTTTTGTTGTCATAATTGTATATATTTAAAGGGTTAATATTGCGAGCAATATGAGATGTTACATTAGGAACGACTTAGAGAAAAGCAAACGCCCCGAAGGGGCGAATGCTTAGAAGGGAAGTTCGTTTAGGAAGAAGCTGCGCAATGGACAATTGGCACGCATGTAGCGTTTAACAGCATATGTGATGTTGGCAACATCATAGTTTGCTGCATACCATTCGTAGAATGCGCGAGGACTTAGCCGTGCTTCAAACGAATAATCGTATGGAGATTCGGTCGTATTTTCTCCTCGCATAAACAAATGTGAGAAGTGAATAGTCTCGTAATCTGCATCTGTCATATAGCTGACCATTTTGAAGTATATTATGGTCTGTATGTCGTTGCGCTGACAGTACGCAAGGAATTGATGTAATGTAAGCATTTTGGATTGTGTTTTAGGGTTGTGTGCAATATTGCGATTTATATGAGATGTATGATGTATGCAACGTTTAAGTGGGCAGCGAGCGCGACGGAGTCGTGCGCAGCACGACAACGTCGAGCACACAATAGTATAGAACAATGATATTGTTATTAGTATTGTTCTGATGTTGTTTTGGTTTGAAAATTGGTTTAGATGGCAGTTTGAGTACGGGGGTGTTTCGGTTTCCGCTAAGGGGTGGGGCGTAATACAATGACTATTTCTCATCTTTATACTCATACAATAAAAATTTTTCGCATTTTTATATCCACACAAAAAATTTTTTTGTATTTCCACATCTACATAACAAAAAAAAATAAAAAAAAATCCGAGCTAGCTAAGCTAACCCGGACTATATTATTCGTTACTAAACACTTCTTGGAATTTATCGTATTCACCTTTATCACTCATTGTTATTGCTAATTCTACCATACTTGCTATAGAGTGTTCTCCTTGTTTTCTGGCTTCATTTAAGAGATAAACCATTCTCTGTCTCTCTTCTGGATTCAATCGTTTTTTCATAATCTTCATGTAATGGATGTACTAAATCATACATTTGTGGATCTACATGTGTTTTATCCCTTAAGTCAAAGAAATGTTCCCAATCTTTATGAAATCCACACATATATAATTCTGTTTTAGTTGCATTTGGGAGTACTATACGAGCCTGTTGAGGAGTTAAACCTAACGATCTTAATTTCATATATGTATCTTCTATATTTGCAAATAATAGATGTGTCAATACGGTTTCATTTGTTTGTTCATCCCATTCTGGTTGTTTCCATGCTGGCTTAATAAATGTTAATTCATTTCCGAATTTATCCTTATCATATGCTACATAGCGTTGTGACTCCTGCATAAACGACATTGATCTATGACGAACTAGTTCATGGGATACAGCTCTATTTGTTATAAACTTAACTGTAGTACGTCTTTGGTGATATTTAGTAGGTTCACACATATATTGTAGATCTTCTTCCCAATGATTTTCTATAATAACTCTATAATTTGTAGTAATATATCTTGTAAGATCTTTATTTATAGTAACAGCACTGAACGGATTGTCTTCGTATTTTAATGCGCTATATATGTTCCTAATCGGATCTGGTGTAATTTTTAGGTATATAGTACCAAACTCCAATGGGCTATAATGTTTCATACTTATAAGACGTTGTACCATCTTTTCTGCACTATCTTCTGTTATTTTATCTTCAGATTTATATGATATTCTAGCTGCTCGTTCTATATCTTTATATACATCTTGTAGTGTATAACCATGTGTTTTACAAATTTCGTATGATTGATTAATTAACTTCATTTTCTATTGTTTTAATTTTATCGTTTATGTAAAATATAGCTTTCTTAAGATCTTCTATGGTTTTATCTTTGTCACTGTATCCTTCCTCTGTTTTATGTCCAGCTCTTAAGATATATTTTATAGCATTACCTAAGTCAAAATCCATGTGTCGTGTTATATCTATAACCTCGATACCTACTTTATCTTTTAGCCAAAGATAATGTGAAGGATGATTTACTTTGTCTTCTTTTTGCATTTCTTCTCTTTTTCTATAGCATCACACATACACTTTACAGCCCATTCTATTATATATGCTAAGTGTTCGTTTCCTGTGTTTTTACTATAATTAAACTCTAAATCTACTTCTTTAAATATACCATTCATAACATGAAATGCTTCATGTGCCATTTGTGCTGGTTTAGGTATACCATCAAATACAACTAATATTGTTTTATATCCTGTATTTTTATTATACAATAAATCATACGTAGATCCATATTGATCATCATCGTCTGATATAAATTTAGCATCTGGATCTTTTGCCCATGCATAATTATCATTCATATAATCTATTTCATTTATATCAAACATTATATCCAATTTAGTTGGGTATACATTACAATCATATGAATATACTCTTGTGTTTTGTTTCTTCATATTTATTTTCGTATCTATTACATGGTTGTTTTAACCCCCACATACATTTTACAATATCATGTCCTAAATTATACAAACATGTATTACAATCATGCTGCAACTTCTTCATAATCAGTATATTCGTCCATTACAGTATTTAATGCTTCTTGCTTTTGTTCTTCAATAGATCTTGGCTTATTTTTTAAAGCTTCTATTATATCTTTTTCGTGCGGATTACCGTATTTCTGATAATATTGAAATAACATAGATGAAGCATTATTAAATGCTAATTTATTCTTTATCTTACCATCTTCATCTTTATCATTTCCAAGATCATCTACAAGTTGTTCTAACTCTTCCATAGTGTAATCTTCCAATACACTATTATTGTTTACTTTTCGTATAAGTTTATATTTACCGTCATTATCCTTTTCTGTAGAATAAATATTGGCATATTTACAAATTTTCCCCATCGTCTTTACTATAATAGTTATTATTAAATCTATATTTTTGTTCTCTTTTTAACCATTCCACAGCTTTAATAAAATCATGATTTTGTATTGCTTCTTTCAAAGTGTGCGACATATTTTGAACAGTTTTCTTCTACTACGTCTCCATTGTCATTGATTGTTTTATGAGTATATATTTGATTATTTTTCCAATTGTAGTATTTACTAAAGCACTACGCTCTATCTCTTCTAGAACTATATTGATGTATACATTTTAACATTTGTTCTGCATTTATACAACCTAATGCATCTAAATTACATATATGACCTACTATATTTTTAACACCGTCTTCTAAAAATTTATCTTTAAGTTTATAATATTCATCTATAGCTTGTAAGAAATATTTGTTATTAGTATCATATATAGGTTCTAGATTAAGTATATATGCACTGTTTATAGGATTATTATGTATAAAGAACCATTTACAATTATCCGTAACAGGTATAGATATATCCTTTAAGGATAATAAATCTGCATAATACAATATAGCATTTAATTCTATTTCATTCATATATTATATATTAGTTTATATAAGACTATACTCTCAACTCCCCCTATAGTCCCCCTCTTCTCTCATACACATAACGTATAAACTGTGAAAAAGTTGCAATATAATAAAAATAATTTTAATTGCAACCGAAATATAATTATGATACGTTATGGCGACATAAACCTTAAAAATTATTAAAAATGAATAAGACATTGAATGTTATTGAACCGTTTATGTACTTCGAACCAGGTGATGTTTTTGAACGTACAGAAGATGGTAATTATGTTTGTGAAGATAGTGAGTTTACTACAGTAAATAACGAATCAAATGGTGAAATGAAAACATCTTACACTTCTAAGTTCGTTATTTCAGATAAATATGCTGAAGAGCTTGTTAAAAACGGTATACTTGAAGATCCATTCGCAACCAAAAATACAGAACCGTTCGTTAACGTATTCGATGAGATTGATGATATGCTGACTGTATACTCAAATGAGTTGAAGAATATCGATAAAGATATGAAGGATCAGCCTACATGTCTCAAAGTTGAGAAGACAACAGTTCTTAACAATATGATTAAATTACTTAACCACCTTAAAGGACTTAAGAGATGAACGATAACGAGAAGATGATAGATCAGTCGCTGTTAGCTGAAAGCGTTTCTGAAAAGATTCCATATACATTTACAGATTCAATTTTGGTAAAACCGCTGGACAAGATCATGGTAAAGAAGGAAGTTACAATACTTCCGGATACAAAACCAGTAAAGGACTCCGATGGCGTAGAAGCTGTAGAAGGTGAGCCTAAGACTGAGGTAAAAGAGGTAGAATCTGATTTTAGTAAGGGTATTATTCTTAAACTTCCAATAAATTACGATATTAATTTGAAGATGGAGGAAAAGGAAGGAAGACAGTTCTCGCCACATTATAATATTGGTGACGTGATTGTATATAAAACAATTTCAGCTAAACCTTTCGATTTGCTTAAAGATAGCAAACTTTTACGTAGCTACGATATAGTAGCAATTGTTAATAATGATTGATATTGAAAATATTATTGATGAAGTTTATAAGAATTTAAATTTAGATAGAGAAACAGTATCTATAGTTTGTAAACATGTTTTTAAAGATACTGTTGATATTATGAAAAGTGATGACACAAAAGACATACTATTCAATAAGTTATTTAAATTTAAATTAAAGACGAGATTCAAGAATAATAAAAAACAACAATATAGATGAAGACATTATTTTTTCCAACACGAAATGGTGGAGTTAGATATTTTAAAGACCCTATAAAAGTTGATACAGCTAAAAATACAGTAGAATCTGTTGATGCAATTCCGCTTGATTGTAGTAATATCTATTATGCTGATGAAGACTTAGAAATTCGATATACAGAAAAAGGTAAGACTAATCTTTTGAAGGCAAACAAAGGTGATATAATCTTTGTATTTTATGACTATGATTACGTAAAGAATAGAGTAGTTGTAGTTAAGAATACTGCAATTAAGGAGAATGTAGCATCTTACTTTGCAATGATGGCAGCAAAACAAGCTAAAGAGGAGTCATATGCAAAAACATACGATGATACTTATTGTGACGCTGTCAAATGCCGTGATGAAAATTATTGAACTTGGGAAATAATTAAATTATAAAATTAAAGAATTATGAAGAATATTAAACCCGTCTATGTAGTAGACATTACTTCTTGTAAGAATGCCAATGATGTAATTCGTATGTTTGCATACGAAAAGGTTAATGCAGGTTTGCCTATTACAATGCTCGAATATGAAGTTTCAATAAAGAGCTGTATAGACAACTACAAGACTGCTGAAGAGATGATTCATGAATGTTTTGATACTGCTGTAAATGAGGTTGCTACAATTGCAGACAAGTTGCGTGGAATATATACTAAACCAAACAATACAGAAGTAAAGAAGCCTAATGTATTTAAGCGTTTTTGGAATTGGCTTACAAATAAGAAGTAATTTGTAAAGATATTTAATGGTTACTAAAACTAGGTTTTACGGTGTACCTCAAAACACTGTACAAAGGTGTTTAGCTCAGTCGGTTAGAGCAATTGTCTTATACACAATAGATCGGTGGTTCGAGCCCACCAACACCTACCGTGGGATGGTAGCAGATGGTAGCTCGTCAGCCTCATAAGCTGAAGGTCGGAGGTTCGAGTCCTCCTCCCATAACTAAGAATTAAAAATTTAATAATAATGTGGTTAAAAGAAAGTAATAGATTAGCACATCTAAAATACGGTGCTTATTCATCATTCATAGGAACTATATTGTTTGCTACAGGACTTGCTGTAGGAATGGAATTTAAAGACCGTGAATATGGCAATAAGTTTGATTGGTTAGATATAGCTGCTACTGAAATAGGTGCTATTATTGGACAAACATTTCAAATAGGTTTAATATATTTAATATACAATTTATGGAAACATATAATATAATAATGTGTGTAGCACTTAATGCTTTGGCTATTGGTGCAATTTATTACTTCATAAAGAAGCGTAAATAACACACTTGAAAATTTTTTCATTGTGTTGAATTTTAGATTAAATGCGGCTCCCTTAAGAAAGGAGCCAATATTCCCCCGTGATGTACGATTGCATGGACGGTCTCTAAAACCGTGTGGCCTCTGAAGCCGACCGGGTGGGTTTGACTCCTACCGGGGGAACTTTAAAAACAGAATCAGTCACGCTAAAAATAGCGAACCAGGACTGGTCTTTTATTTAAAAATATAAAATATGAATATAGGAACACATAACTCATTAACTTATTTAACACCTAAAAAATGGTGGCAAAAATTAATTAAGTTTACAGCTAAATGTCAAGAAGTAGATTATGAAAAACAATATGAACTTGGCGCAAGAGTATTTGATATAAGACTGTGGTATGATGACGATCTAAAAATGGAAATACGTCATGGTAGAGTTTCTTACAAAATTGGATATACTATACTTTTTAGAATGCTTGATTTCTTGGAAGAAAAAGGTGATTGTTACGTAAGAATTATATGTGAAGAGGATTCTTTTGCTAAAAATGATCCAATAGTAATAGATAAAGAAAAATGCTTTATTGATGATTGTAGATACATAGAATCGTTATACAATAATATAAAATTCTTCGGTGGAAATAGAAAATACGATTGGAAGGTTTTATATAACTTTGAGAATAAAGATGTACCAAATCTTATAGATAGATATTCTAGTACAACGTCTTTATTTAAGAGTGATAAGAAATGGTTAGCTGTATTAGATGATTTATATCCTAAATTATATGCTAAACTGAAGAACAAACAGCTCATTAAAGAGCATAATGATAAAGAAGGTTATTTATTTATTGATTTTATAAACATAAGATAATGGAAGTAAAATTTAAGAAATTATCAGATAAGGCAGTTACGCCAACTTATGCACACGATGGTGATGCCGGCTTAGATTTAACAGCAACAGGTATTCATAGTGAAATTAATGAATGTGGACAGTTTGTAATAGTATATCATACAGGGTTGGCTTTTGAAATACCTAAAGGTTATGTTGGATTGATATTTCCACGATCTAGTATTGCAAAGAAGTCATTAACTCTTACAAATTGTGTTGGTGTAATAGATTCAAACTATAGAGGTGAAGTTTTGGCAAAGTTTAAGAATACGACAGGTGATAGTGTTCCAGCTGTTTATCCAATTGGTGCAAAATTTGCACAACTTATAATAATGCCATATCCAATAGTTAACCTTATTGAATCGGATGAGCTTTCTAAAACTGAAAGAGGTGAAGGTGGTTATGGTTCTTCAGATAAAGAAACTAACTCTGATGATCAAGAGTTAAATAATACAGAGACTGAAGTCGAAAACATGACTTCAGAGTCTACTGAACAAACACCGGTTGAATAACCGAGGAAGGGTATCCTACATAATAGGGTACCCTTTATTCATTTATATACGTATATATTTATAAAATTAAAAATTAAAAATAACATGTTAAGAAAGAATATAACAGGTGCTAAGTATTATTCAAATGAGTTACAACAAATGACTAATCTTAATATTGCAACACCTATAGATAAAAACGACGTAAATTTTGGTTAGTCTGATATATTACTAGCTAAAGACGTAATTAAGCTCACTGGAGATACTGTTGAGGATTTTATATTTACTTTAGAAGATGGTACTAAAGTAAAAAAATCAATAAGAGTGGCAAATACAACTAAAAATTAATAATATGGATTTTAGTAAAGTTACAGCTATAGAAATACCAGAAGGTAAGGTAACTAAAATAGAGGATAATGAAGGTAGAGTTCTATGGAATGCTTTACCAGACCCTAATAAATATGCCTATGGTATTAGATGGGACCACACAGTTCCCGAGAGTCAAGCTACTACAGCTTGTGAAAGAATAGGTAATCTTGAGTTACATAAGACATTGCCTATACAATCTAAGTTTGCTACATGTATACATCAAGGTACTTATATTAAATATTGGTGTGACCCTAATGATAGTAGATTTAGAAAAGACAATACAGGATTTAGAATTGTAAATGAAAGGATTTATTTAGAGAAGACTACAGATGCTGAAAAGAATGCAGTGTCTTCTGATTATAGTCCAAGTGCTACTTATGATTATACTATACAATTTCCTGAGGATATTCTGAATAAATATGAAGAAGCAAAGTTATTAGTAACTACTTATAAATACTTATATGCTTGGATTAAGATAAATGATGTTAATATAGCTAGAGTAAATAAAGTAGATATAGTAAATAAGAAAGCTTATATTACTACAGATGGTCTTATAACAGGTGAAGCTATTGTACCAACACTTGAATTTGGTTGTTCTATTAATGGTTATGATGGAGAGATAAGTGTATATACTCCTAAATTCTATATATGGTCTGTAGATAAAGGAGGTGCTGGTAATGAGGTATGGATTTCTGAAGAGAGATGTGTAAATTATGCTAGAAAAGTTAAAGCACATCTTATTGGTATAAGTAGATGTGCTTTATTAAGAACAGCTATGAAGGATGATAAATGGGGTTGGTTGAATACTCTATCTGATGATACATCAGTTAGTGTTGTTAATTATCAACCTAATCTTAGAGGTGGTGGCGATCTTTACGTTGAAAGGTATGGCCATTATCTTGGTGATAATAACTTTAGAACTATGTTTGGTAAAGCTGTTACACAGTTACAACCGTATATTATAAGAGAATGTACTAAAAAAATAAAAGGTAGTCAGGTATTATATTATCAAATATGGAATGCTATAGTGTGGTGTTATTTTATAGAATATGCTGACTTTAATGTAAAGAAACCCTTTACTAATAATCTGACTGATGAAGGGTATCATCAAGGTGGTTTAGGTGAAGGTGTAGATAATTTAATTAATTATGATGATTATAATGGTGCATCATCAATTGTTCCTATAGACTACACTTTAAATGCAGGTAATAATTCCTGTAGCATGACAATACCAGCACATTCTTTCCAATTAAAATCAAGAAACAACTCTACTTGGAGAAACTGGAATATGGCTGATAGAGATTTCGGAACTATATCTACTATTGATAGTGCTAATGATAACATATTAAACATTACACGCCTTGGTAGCTTAGATATAATATCTACTGATTGGGGTGCAGTAGGAGGTACACATAGATATAAAATAGAGGGGCTTACAGGATTTCAAACTATTATATTTTACGATTCATACCATACATCTTCTCCAGCTGTTGCAACTATTACAAAAGATGGAGAATATGATGTTAATTGGGGAAATATTAAAAGTACTAATAGTGTGAGAGCTATTAAAGCTGGCTTAATACAAAAAAGTTGTAATATAAAAATTACTATTTTAAGTGCTCCTTCATTTACATATAAAACACTTGACCAAGTACAATTCAACGTGCCTTGTTATAGAGGATTTAATACATTCTGGTATGGAGATATTTGGATGTTTATTGAGAACTATCTATCAGAACATGATTCTACATCTAATAAAAGAAAATTCTATTTTACAGATAATCCAAATAATTTTAACGACAATACAAATAATAAAGAAATTGTTATAGACGTAGATGTAGTTGGGAATAATTGGGCTAAGAATATAATAGTAGGTCAAACAGCAAATTTAATAACAAATAAAACATCTAATAATGCAAATTATATGCACTCTTATAGAAGTGAAAAGTTAAATAATACTATTGGTATTACTACTGTTGGAGGTAATGCAACTAGCTCACGTTGTGGTTTAGTTTCTCTCTCTATCGGTGGTGAAACGTATAATACTTATACCAATGTTGGTTTCGTTAAATGTTATATAATAGATTAAGTAAATTATTCACTAGTACAAATAATAGCTAAAACAATTATGTTAAAAATAATATAGCAAAATTAAATAAATACTATATTACTTAATTAAACTAGATCTCAAAGTGAGCTTAGTAGGTTCGTTACCTAATCTAGTTACTACTTTTATAAAAAGTAATATTTATTTAATAAACAGATATATTAATGAAAAAAACTAAACTATTAGGTTCAAAACTTATAGAAAATATAAATTATCAAAGAATACCAAATGTTTGTATATTCAACAATCCAAACGATGTATATGATGCAAAGTTTGAAGAGGGTGATTTGTTAGATGCAAGCAGTGTCCGGTATTTTGTCGATAAATTAAATAATACAAATCTCTAGAACTTTGTTAAATTTGATTATGCTGAAAATAGATATGTTAAAAAAACTGATATAATTGAAATAAGCAAACCTGAATCAATGACAAACGAAGATATAGATGAGATTTATAATAACGTTATAAAACAATGACTAAATATTTAAACGAAACTGGCCTTAGACATTATACTCAAAAACTTAAATCATTATACTTTGATTATGTAGATGCAATGCGTTCTAGTGCAAGTAAGGATGTTGTACTGCCAGTAATAACAAATGAAACATGGACAATTAAAGATGCTTCCGGCGCTACAAAGACTTAGACAACTAAACCTAACGATTTGGAGACAGGACATACTATTAAATGGTCTGGATCTTGGAAATGGACTGCAGATTCAAATAGACAGAACCCAAAAACTGCAGCTGGAACGTGGGGACCTACTATTCCTGCATCTGGTGTAGCATCTTCATTGTATTCTACTTCTGACTTTAAAGTACCGACTGGGGACACAATTGCTACAGTAACTGTTACTGCTGTTAAAAGCGGTGGAGTAGAGCTTAAAAATAATAATATAGTTCCTATAACTGGAGGTAATCATATTCATACAGTAACAGTAACAGAACCTATTATAAATACTCCATATAAGTATTATGGTTACGTTACTAAGAAAACAGGATTTACAGAAGCAGAGATTAAAGCTTTAAGCAAGGAGCGTTCAACAGCAACTTCGCTTACTGTTAACAACTTCAATAATACTGATAAATATTGGGTATATGCTTATCTTAAAAACAGCGCAGGCTCTAATAAGATTAGCAGTTTTGAGGTATCTGGAGATGGTAAATATGACCTGAATAATATTTTTGGAACACAGGCTCCACAGGAAATAACTATTAGAAATTCAGCTGGAACTTCTCAGACATATTTTTTATATGTAATGCAAGATACTAGTAAGTTCACAGCAGGTCAAACTATAACAATAAAGTGATATGACAACAAATATTAATTTTTACGGAAAACCATTTGGCGCACCATTGTTGCCAAATAAAATGACATCCGATGGATGGTCTATAGTAGATGCTCGTCATATCGGTGGACACAGAGTTGTAGATACTGTTGACGATCTATATGAACTATATGATTGGTAGCTTATAAACCCAAGTGCACTTCTTAATAACGATACTGACAGTGCTGTAGGACAGAAATGGTACGTTAAGGGTGTAGGTATGTACATGTTAAAAGATTACGATAAACGTACATCTTCTCTTGGTTGGGTAAAGATAGAAGATATTGATGGAAATACAATACTTCCGGATTCAGGAAAATCAGTTACTGCTTTGTTAAATACACATGACAACCAAATCAAAAAATTAGACAATATATTAGGTAAAGGTGCAAATAAACCAAATGGTGCTATTACTTTAAATGCAGATGGACATATTGATTCTATAGCTGATACTGCATTCAGGAAAATAAATGGCAAGTCTATACTTAAAACTAATGAAGATACGTCTGATATTACAATAGATCTTTCTTTGTTTGTAATACCGGCAAATAACCAATTGCCTACTACCAATATAGACCCGAATAAGATTTATCTTATTAGATAGTATGCTGGAAGTGCAGCATCTCCTGGTCAAAATGATTCTAATATATACATCGAATATCTTTATGTAAACAATGCTTGGGAAAAAATTGGAGAATATAAAGCTTCGATAGATAATACAGCATATCTTAAGAAAACTGAAGCTGAAACAACGTATGTAAAACAAACGAATGATTCACCAGCTTTTTATGTGTTAAATACTGGTGATGCATTACCTGAAGAAATTGATGATACTGTTTATATTTCAGCAGTAAGCGTTCATCTTCTATAGAATACGTTCAAAATATTGAAAAATTTAATATTTGAAAATTCTCCAAAAGACCATATTCATATAGTTACTATAAATGGTACAGATAAAACAATAGGTCCTAATAAGGTTGATCTTGGAACATATTTAGTAGAATCTGAATTTACTACAAAAGCTTAGGAATTTACATATGATAAAGTAGAGATAGATAATAAAATTAAAAATGTTACTGCATCATCATTAGATATATCTACTTTGACAAATACAGAAATAGATACAATGTTTACACAAATATTCGAATAATGGAAATACTTGACAAAAGTGGACTTACGCATTTTTCTCAGAAATTAGCAAAGACAAATAGAGTTATATCTTTAAAATGTACAAGTGTAGATAAATTTACGCCCGCAGCAAGTATGATAAATCCGATGATAAATGTAATCGGACAAAGTATATTAAAATTTTGTACTGCAAATAATGCAACATTTATACTTAAAGATAACAACGATAACCATAGAGGAGTTGCGCAGTATATAGGAAATGGTGGTCCTCATCCAAATACATCTGTAGGTCATATAGATATGTATATATATGATTCTGCAAATAACCATACACAAGCAAAACTTATGGTAAATAATGGAACAATAATAAATATATCATAATGAAAATATCAGTAATAATGAGCGCATACAATGCGCAAAAAACAATAAGTAGAGCAATTCGTTCTGTGTTAAATTAGACATATGATGATATAGAACTCATTGTCGTGAATGATTGTTCAACAGATAATACAGAAAAGATTGTAAAAAAATATAAAGACAATAGAATAGTATATATAAAACACGATATTAATCTTGGCGCTGGTTGTGCTAGAAATACTGGTATTAAAAACGCTACTGGTGATTATATAGCATTCTTAGATTCTGACGATTATTACAATAAAGAGTATATATAGACAATGGTAGATGGAACTGAAAATGGTACATTTGATATTGTATCTTCTGGTTATATAGCTATAGAAGGTAAACATAAAAAGACAAAGAAACCTAGAGCATGTAAATCTGAAGGAAATAATTATATAAAAGATAATTCTGGTACAATACATTTTTTAAATGTACAATTAGTTAGAAAAGAATTATTTGACCATGTTGAATATTGTAAGCGCAGATTTATCGAAGATAGCTCTACGTTTGTTAAATTATTATATTATGCAAAGAACAGAAATGTATTAAATTATGCTGGTTATAATTATGTTTAGAATCCAGAAAGCTTAATACATTCTAGCAGTAGTTATAAAAGATATTTATATAATCTATTATGTGCAAAAGATACACACTTGTTCTTTATGCAAGTAGGACACCAAGATATGTATAATTTTGGACAATTCTTAATTAAATTTATATCTATGCCTAATCCGAAAAAAGAAGAAGGTTTTGAAGAAGAAAGAAAAGAGTTGATGGATTATATAATTAAATGTTTTAATAGTATAATATAATGTTTGATATACAAGGTAGTAGAATACAATTAAAAACAGAAGATTTAGCTATACCTCCGTTTAAAGATTTTTATAATAAATCTAAGGATAAACAAGATGCTATAAAGAAAATAGAGTTTATAATATGGAGATATAAATGGAATACACCTTATGAAGCTTACCCTGAAAAAGAACGTACGTGGAGAGTAGCTAAAGATGTTTTTAATGATGAACATTATGTACCAGACGCAGATGTACAAGAACTAGCTAAAAGATTTAATGAGTTTTAGGAAACACCTATGACTAGATTATTAACTTGTTCTAAGCATGCGGCTGAGGCGATAATGGATGTGATGAATAATTACAGCGGATCTGATTTAGATATAGATAGTGCTACTAAAGTATCTAAATTACTTAAAGATGTTAGTGGTATTATAAAATCATTGGATCTTGCTATGAAACAAGCAAAGGCTGAACAAGCTGAAACCGGTAGAGTTAAAGGTGGAGGTGTAATTGGTCTTTATGAAAATCCAAGATAATTATGGTAGATTTCAATAAACATATCAAGAATACAATCAAGTTTAGTCCTGCTGCTGAATTTTTTAAGAAACATAAATGTTATACATTAGCACCAAGAGGAACTACTGATTATAATAGTTATTGGGATCAAGAAACAGAAAGATGTTTAAATGGTTATACTGCACCAGATGGTGATAGTATTACAGGATATCATTATTTTTATTTAAATTATAGTCCTATTATGAAACTAAAAGAAGTTTCATATACAGATAGATATGGCAATATACGTACTAGAAGAGAACGTATATTAGATTTTCCTAGATTTTGGGATTATGATTATTATTATTATAATGCTATAGAACAAGCTGAAGACGATGGAAAACATATGGCGGTGTTGAAGAGCAGACAACGCGGATACTCGTTCAAAGGAGCTTCAATGCTTGTACGTAATTATGAATTAATTCCAGGATCTAAAAATTTTGCAGTAGCATCTGAACAAAAATTCCTTATTGGTGATGGTCTTTTAACAAAGGCTTGGTAGATAATGGATTTTATAGATAAACATACTGCATGGGCAAAACAACGTCTTGTATCTACACGTATGGAAAGAGTTGCTGGTTATAAGATAACTGACGAATTTGGTAAACAAACCGAATAGGGTTACATGTCATCTATAACAGGTATAACTCTTAAGAATGATCCTGAACGTATTCGTGGTACTCGTGGTAAACTTGTATTATGGGAAGAGGGAGGTAAATTCCCAGGATTATTAGATGCTTGGCGAATAGAGCAACCTTCTGTTGAAACTGACGATGGAGTAGCATTCGGTCTTATGATAGCTTTTGGTACAGGTGGTACTGAAGGATCATCATTTACTGGTTTGAAAGAATTATTTTATAAACCAGAAGCATATAATGTATTAGCATTTCCAAATATATGGGATGATAATGCTGAATAGACTAAATGTGGATTTTTTGTTCCATCATGGAGTAATCTTGAATCATTTGATGAAAACGGTAATTACATCTATATGGATCAAGATGGTAACAGCTTAAAAGAAAAAGCTATTGAAAATCTAATTGAACAACGTAATAAAATTAGAGACGGAGGAGCATCACAACAATCTATAGATAGATTTATATCCGAAAGACCAATTAAACCGAGAGAAGCTGTACTTGAACTTGGTAAAAATATATTCCCAAGAAAACTATTGTTAGATCAATTAACTAGATTACGCACTAATACTAAATTACGTAATATGAAACATATAGTAGATCTTAATTGGGATGGTAACGGATAGATAATTGCTACTGAAAAGAAAACAGGAGATATTACAGAATATCCATTGAAAAAAGGTGACAAGCCACATGGATCTATAGTTATATGGGAATACCCAATAAAAGATCCACCGTTTGGATTATATATAGGAGGATGTGATCCTTATGACCACGATGATTCATTTACTAATTCATTGGGGTCAGTATTTATATTCAAACGTGTAAAAGCAGGAGAAGCTTGGACAGATGTTATAGTGGCTGAATATTCAGGAAGACCTGATACAGCAGAGGAATATTATGAAAATGTAAGAAAACTTCTAGTATTTTATAATGCTAGATTATTATTTGAGAATGAACGTAAGGGTATATATCCTTACTTTACAAACAAACACTGTGATTACTTACTTGCAGATTAGCCCGATAAGATTATATCAGAAGTCTTTAAGGACAGTAAGGTACAAAGACGTAAAGGATGTCATATGACAAAAGCTATTAGAGCTTATGGAGAAGGTTTGATATTAGAGTGGTTACTTGAAGAATATGAACCAGGACATCCTAACGTAGAGAGAATATATAGTGAACCTTTAATTGAAGAACTTATAGAAAACGACGGTGTTAAAAACGTCGATAGAGTAATAGCTTTATGTATGGTTATGATATACAGAGAAGAGTTATATCAAGTAAAGGTTAGTAAATCACAAGAATAGAATAAATAGGTTGAACTCTTTGACATGCCTTTGTTTGGACAACAATGGTTCAAAAACGATAGTGTGCAAGATGATATACCTCTATTTAGTTTTTAAAAATGGTAAGAGTAGAAGATAATTTATATAATGCTACATTCCCACAACAGAAGCTTCCTTTATCAAAGAAAGACGAAGCATGGCAGCATAGTTGTGTTGACTATATAATAGGGGAAGGAAATATAGTCTCAAGTGGAATGTATAAAACACCAAATGGTGAAATTTAGACCTATTATAATCTCTATAATAGTATATTTGATGAAAAGGATTTTAAACGTATTACAAACCCGTTTAAAGTAGACGATGGCTTCCCCGCTACACCTTAGGATTTTAATATAATTCGTCCTAAGATAGATTTGTTGATAGGAGAAGAAACAAAACGTCCTATGAACTTTAGAGTAGTTAGAACATCACAAGAAGCTGCCTCAGATCTTATGGATAAAGAAAAAGAATTATTGTAGCAATATATGATGTCTGCAATAATGTCAAAACTTGGTCCAGAAGAATAGCAACAGTTTTAGCAATAGTTACAAAATGGAGAAATAATGCCACCAGAACAAATTGCTAAATATATGGATTCTTAGTATAAAGATGTTGTTGAAAATACAGCATATCATACATTACAGTATTTAAGAGAAAAACTTGGTATAGACAATGAGTTTATAAAAGGTTGGAAAGATGCTCTTATATCTGGAAATGAAATATATTATGTTGGTGTACAAAACGGCGATCCTTATATGGAGAGAGTAAATCCATTATTCTTTTCTTATGATAAAAGTCCAGATCTTGAATTCATTGAAGATGGATCTTGGTGTTGTCGTAAGATGAGATTACCTGTTTCAGAAGTATATGATAGATACTACGATAAGCTTAGTGAAAAAGACCTCAATAAGCTTAATGAAATGCTTACAGGTAAGCCTATGAACGATGCCGGAGAAAAAGACATTGTTGATAATTTTGGAAGTAGTATTTCTATGCATATATATGACAATCCTGCTTTTGATCAAAAAAGTAGATATTGTGTTAATGTATGGCATTGTTGTTGGAAGTCGTTCAAGAAGATTTACTATGTTACAGTGGCTGATGAAACTGGTACAATGCAAACAGAAATTGTTGATGAGACATACAAAAAGATAGGTAATGAAATATCTATAGAACCAGATTGGGTAATTGAAGTATGGGAAGGTTATAGAGCTGGTAGTGATTTGTATTTTGGTATATAGCCATTAGAATATCAGCATGTAAGTTTAGATAACCCAAATAGTCAAAAACTTCCTTATTGTGGTTGTGTTTATAGTAATACAAACAGCAAACCTAGATCGCTTGTAAGTATATTAAAACCTTTACAATATATGTATATTGTATTGTGGTACAGACTCGAATTGGCAATAGCTAGAGATAAAGGTAAAGTTATAAATATGGATATAACTTAGATACCAAAAGCTATGAATATTACACCAGAACGATGGATGCATTATTTATCAAGTGTAGGTGTTAACTTTATAAACCCTTATGACGAATCTTGGAATGTTCCAGGTAGAGAGGGTGGTAAGCCAGCATAGTTTAACCAAATAACTGCATTAGACTTAACTATGTCAAACGTTATAGCTGAGTATATTCAGTTAATGGATAAGATAGAACAGCTTGCAGGAACTATATCTGGTATTACTGAACAACGTCAAGGAGCTATTAGTTCTTCAGAGTTAGTAGGAAACGTTGAACGTTCTGTAGTACAATCTTCACATATAACTGAACCTTTATTCTGGGCACATGCTCAGTGTAAGAGACATGTACTTAATATGTTGTTAAACACCGCAAAAGGTGCTTGGTAGCAGTCAAATAAGAAGAAGTTATCGTATGTATTTGATAATGGCGAAAGAGCCTTTTTGGATATATCTGATAAGTTCTATTATGAAGACATGGATGTGTTTGTTAGTGATACTTCTAAGGATCTTGAGAATATACAGAAATTACAACAGCTTATACAACCTGCTATGCAGAATGGTGCAAGTCTTTTGGAAGCTGCAGAAATACTTACAAATGACAACTTTAATATAATTAAACAGAAGCTTGCAGCTATGCAGAAGAGACAAGAAGAACTTCAGCAGCAACAGCAAGAAGCAGAACATGCTGCACAACAGCAACTTCAGCAAATGCAAAATGAAGCTAAACAACAAGAACTTATGTTACAGGAAGCACAGATGGATCTTGATAGATATAAGATAGATCAAGACAATCAAACTAAAATAGCTGTTGCACAAATATCAGCGTATCGTGGTACTGAAGATAAAGATGCCGATAATAATGGAATTCCAGATGTTTATGAACTAGGTAAACAAGCAATAGAACGACAAAAAATATCTTAGGATTCATATAATAAACAGTACGAAGTTAAACAGAAATCTGAAATAGAACGTGCTAAAATTGATCTTGAACATCAGAAAATGAAACATGAAACAGAATTATAGAAATAGAAAGATGCTGAAGCGTATCGCAGAGAGAAATTGAAATCAGAAACTGCTCTAAAAAATAAAACAAACGCAGAAGCGAGTAAAAAATAAAAATAATTATTATGAAAGAAATATGGAAAACAATAGATGAGACTTTTGGAAAATACTCTGTATCTAATTTAGGAAATGTTAGAAGAAATGCACATTACACTGAAGTTAGTCCGTATAAAAATAAACCTTATACAAATAAAGCATTCTATAAAGAAATGTAGTTAAAATAGTACAAAGACCAATCTGGATATCTAATCGTATATCTACAAACAGATAATAAAACTAGAGTTATACGTAAAGTACACAGATTGGTTGCCAATGCATTTATTCCAAATCCAAATAACCTACCGTATGTAAATCACAAAGATGAAATTAAAACAAATAATATTGTATCAAATCTGGAGTGGTGTGATCCGAAATATAATGCAAATTACGGTACCAGAAATGATATATTACGTAAACAAAATGGTAGGAGAGTTGGGCAATACACATTAGATGGAAGTCTTATTAGAATATGGGATAGCGTACAACAAGCAGCATCTAGTTTTGGAGTAAAGACAACATCTTGTATAACAAGGGTTTGTAAACATCTTCCTGGAAGAAATACTTATAAAGGATTTCGATGGGAATATGTGGATAACGAACAATACAGACTTAAAGGACTAACACGTGAATAGCTTATCGACATAAGGGATAAAATAAATATAATTCTTAATACAAATTATGAAAGACACTAAGGATTTTCAAGAACGATATAACCGTTGGAAGAATGGTGAACGATATTGGGATATAAGAGGTGTTGAGTTACCTAAGTATGATACTGGAAAATATGTAACTGTCGAAAAAGACAATGGTTTTGTTTATAATGTAAATCCAAATGTAGCAAACGCTAAAGAAATTACGGTAACTACTCCAGAAGTTGTAGTATATGGTAAAAACCCGAACTTCTATGGAGGTAGTGCATTTAGACCAAATGAGGCTATACACTTGTTCGATAAGTTAATGGGTAATACAGTAGGCAGGGTAATGTAGCCTATTACTAAAATACCTGGAGCAATGCCGGTACTTAGAACTTTAACTCCAAGCAATTGGGTTGGTACTATTAGGACTGGAGTTGCTCCTTGGAGTGAAAATAATGAAGGTTTTGGTACATCTGAAAATGATCAAGCCTTAAATAGTTTATTTAACTATGGTATGTCTATAGCTCCTTTAAAATTTGACGTCTTACCTCTCTGGCAGAAATTAAAATATTCAAAAATAGGAGAAAAAGTCAGAGGTATAAAAGTAACAGATGAAGTATATCACGGTTCTAAAAAACCATTTGATATTTCTAAAGCTAGGACTAGTAATCCACATATGGGTGATAGCGGGTTCCATGTAGGAAGTAATAACGAGCCAGCTTTATTCATGGCAAATAAAGATCTTGGAGGAATTATATATAAAGGTAAATTGCAACTGAAAGAACCTGCATTTGAAGTTCCAGATTTTGAGCGATGGAATCCTTATTAGTTTTGGTACCATGCTAAATAGAATAAAGCATTTGCTGAATATTTAGAGCAACATGGATTAAATTATGAAGATTTTGGTAAGATGTCTTATGATATGAATAAAGGTGTTTAGTAGCTTGCAGATAAGATAAAAAACTCCGGCATAGCGTTAAAATATAAAAATGAATATGAAACACTAACTGGAAATGGATATAGTTATTATTTATCAAATCCTAAACAAGCACATTTTACTGAAGTAATGGATTTTGGCAATAATAATAATAGAAATTTGTTTATAAATCCTTATAAACACGCAATGGAATCCACTATTGCTGATTTGGTCGGTAATAATCAATGGAAACCACTTATATCAGATAAAAACAAACCGATATACATAACTCCAAATTTTTATAAAATACAAGATAATGAGAAAAATCGAAACGAAGATCATCCAGTAAATATAAACTTACCTAAATATGGTGGAGGAAAGATTGGAGGTTTTGTACATAGAATGGGTCCGCTTATTTATCAAGGATTAGTATCAAGAGGCGTTAAGAATATAAATGCCGCATATACAAACTTAATGCGATAGATAAGTCATGAATCTGGATATGGAATATCTGGTATTTCTAGACAACATAACTATGGTGGTATAAAAATACCTGGAAGTAATAGTTATAGAAAATTTGAATCAGATAGAGATTTTGTAGATTATTACTTAAATTTAATGACAAGTAGATATCGTAATGCAATAGATGCAAAAGATCTAAATGGTTTTGTAAACGAATTAGGTTCTAAAGGTTATTTTAGAGGACAAACTGCTGCGCAATATTTAGGTAAATTAAATACATTAAAATCATTAGATAGAGCTGTAGCACAAGATTTGGCAAATAGACGTGATTTCTATAATTAGACAACTGGAATACAACAAAATCCTGAAACAAATGAACCGGAATTTGTACAACCTATACCTAAAGAACAACAATCTATAGAAATACCATATTTAGATCCATAGAAATTAGGAACTATAACATTTCCAGTAAATCAACCGATTATTGATATACGTACGATTTTACCAAAACTTAAACCTATGATATATCAATATTGGAAATCAGATGAATCTTTTGATCACGGTAAATCTGGTATACATATAAATCCTGCAAATCGTGGTAAATTTAATGCTACTAAAAAGAGAACAGGTAAAACAACAAAAGAATTAACACATTCAAAGAATCCACTTACTAGAAAACGTGCTATATTTGCATTAAATGCAAGTAAATGGAATAAGAAATAATACGCTGAATGAACAGCGAATAAAATAAAATTTAATAACAAATTTAAATTATTATAATAATTTATGAATAAAAAGAATACAAAACCGACCACATTCGATTCACTATTGACATCTGTGTATGGCGATCCTGCAGAAGGAACGTCTAAAACAGATATGGATAAAGTAAATGAATTCGAAGATGTGATTGAGGAAGATAAGCCAGCAGATGATCCTGCTGAGGATATTGATGCGGATGATACTGATCCGTCAGCTAAAGATGACGATAGTAACATTCCACAGAACACTATAAATAACAACCATGAAGAAACTCCAATAGAGACTGATAATGAAGACGAGAATGAAGATGAACCGTCTGATGCTGATATAAGAGAAGCAGAACAAGTTGGTCTCTTTTTTGACGCTATTGGACATTCTTTTGGTTGGAATATGGATGATATTAAAGAAGAAGATCGTCCATTAACTGTAGATGATTTAACTAATTATATAAGAGATGTAGTTGATCAGAATTCTGTTCCAAAGTATGCAGATGAACGAATACAGCAACTTGACGAATATGTTAAGAATGGTGGAAAGTTCGAAGACTTTTATGGAAAGCAGTAGGAATCTTTGTCATATGATAATCTTGACATGGATGATGAGACTAATCAGAAAAATGTGATTAGTGAGTTGCTTCGATATAATGGATATACTGATGAACAGATAAAGAATAAGATAGAGCGTTATGAAGATGCTGACATGCTTGAAGAAGAGTCAGAAGATGCTTTATCTAGATTAAAGACTATTAAGAAACAATAGATCGAGTATGAACAGCAGCAACAACAGTTGTACATGCAGCAGCAAGAAGAGCAGCAGAAAGCATTCTATACACAGTGTATGAATCAAATCAATAATCTGTAGTCTATACAGGGTATACAGATTCCTGCGTCAGACAGAGCAAAACTTGCTGATTATATCTTTAATGTCGATCAAGACGGAGTTTCAAAGTTCCAGAAAGATTATAATGATCAAGATAAATTTATTAATAATCTTCTAACTACTGCTTATATAACTATGAAAGGTGATTCATTAATCACTACAGCTAAGAGAGACGGAGAATCATCCGCAACAGAAAAACTTAGAAAAATATTAAGACATTCAAGTAGAAATAGATCTACTTATAATACAGAAGAAAAACCAAAATCAGCTGTTGAACTTGCGTCAAAATTCTTCAGTTAAATTAAAAATTAATCAAAATATATAAAAATAATATGAATAACAATTTGCTTAATAATCTCCAGCTGTATCGTGGTAAGCGATTTGCAGACTTGGTAGATGAGAATATGATTTCTAACGCTTTGCTGACAAATCCTCACCAGGTATCTGGTCTTCTTTCGCTTGTGTTTGGTACAAAGGATGACGGCGTATCTACAGCTATTGACCTTATTACAGGTGGTCTCGGCAAGACAATGATTATTGATAACCGCGAGTATGAATGGTCTGTAATGATCGATCAGGATCATGCAGTAAATATCGTATGGGCTAAGTGTGATGGTAACATTATTACCAGCTCAACAGAGGCTCCTGGTATTAACCGTTCACCGATTTATATTGCTCTTGAGGAGCGTTGGTACGGTCCTGGTGCAATCCTCGCATTTGATGATATTAATTTCCAGGTTCGCGTATCTGGTACTCCGTATCAGGATGGTAATGCTTGGGTATATGAGTGCTATGTAGCTGATGGCTCAGATGCTTCTTATATTCCTTCTATGTATCTCCTCCCTGGTCGTCAGGTAGACCGTATTGGTTCAGCATATGAGGAGTACAGTGATGAGGCAGATATCATGGGATATCAGACTCCGTTTAAGATGCGTAACAACCTTATGACACTTCGTATGTCATATGATATTACAGGTGACGCATATTCTACAGTATTGGCTATTGCTCTTACTGATCCTGAGACAGGTAAGAAGTCATACCTCTGGTCTGACTATCAGTATTGGAAGGCTCTTCGTGAGTGGAAGAAGCGTGAGGAGAAGATGCTTCTGTTCGCACATTCTAACCGTAACTCAGATGGTACATATGGTTTGAAGGGTACTAATGGTCGTTCAGTTGCTATTTCTGCAGGTTTGTTCGAGCAGGTATCTCCGTCAAATATTCGTTATTATACTACACTTACATGTGAGTTGTTCGAGGATTTCTTGTTTGACCTTTGCTACAATATGCTTGGTACAAACGAGCGTAAGTTTATGGCTCTCACTGGTGAGATGGGTATCAGAGAGTTCGACCGTATCCTTAAGGAGAAGGTAGCTAGCTTCCAGATGATTGATACACACTTTATTTCTGGTTCTGGTCAGGATCTTACACTCGGTGGTCAGTTTACTACATATAAGATGACTAACGGTATTGAGCTTACAGTTAAGCGTTGTGGTCTCTTTGATAACATGGAGATGTTCCGTAAGCTTCATCCGCTGACAGGTAAACCTCTTATGTCTTATACATTCCTTTTCCTCGATCTTGGTCAGCGTGATGGTCAGGCAAATATCGTTAAGGTATGTCGTAAGGGTCGTGAGTTTGTACAGTGGTGTACAGCAGGTTCTGTAACTCCGCAGGGTTACTCAAATAGCATTAACACAGTACGTTCTAACAGCCGTGATGGTTATCAGGTACACTTCCTTGGTGAAGAGGGTATTATGCTCCGCAACCCACTTTCATGTGGTATCCTTTATTGTGATGCTGATGATGCTGAGGATAGCATCGAGGGTTCATACGTTGGTGCGTAATAAACAATAAAAAAATAAAATAAATAACGATCGAGCCTGGGATTTATTCCCAGGTGTACGACGTTACAACACACTAATTATAAATTATGGTAGTTGAATTAAAGATTAAAAAGAAAAACCCCTGGGCAGGTCTTCTTAAGTATAAAGGTTGTTGTGATTATATTGCACCTTACTGGACTCGTTCTGGGATGAGATATACAGGTTTAACACCTGAGGATGAAGAATATTTTGAAAAAGCTTTAGGTTATGAAAAGGGTACTCTTGCTCGTACAAGCGATTTTTGGATTACATATAATATAAAGATTGGTACACGAACACTTATTTTAGATGATTCGATTCCACGTTAGGCTATGATGATTAAGTTCCTTTCTGGACATAAGCGAGTAGCTACATCGTTGGATAAGCTTTCTGCTGGTAAGGATTATCTTCTAATCAATAGAGAGGCTGAAGCAATAGAAGCTAATAAGATCAATAAGTTGCGTCGTGATGCTATTATCGAATTTGGTAAACTTACACTTGATAATATGCGTAAGTGTTTACGTTTGTTCGGTATGAACTCTGAAAGAATGTCAAATGAGTTAGTTGAATCAACACTGTTTAATCTTATAGATAAACAGCCTAAGAAGTTCTTTGATCTTTGGATCAATAACAAGCAGAAGGACACTCAGTTTATACTTGAAGAGGCTATTGCAAAAGGTGTAGTACGCAAAGATCGCACTCAGTATTATTATGGTACAGAGTTGTTTGCTGATTCTCTCAAAGATGCTATAGCATACTTGGATGCAAAGAAGAACCAAGACCTTAAGCTTTCTATTATAACACAGATAGAAAACAAGTAATAAAATAAAATGAAGATATGACGTATAAAGATGTTTATAAAAAATTTATGATTGAATATGACAAGGCTGATATATCTTCGTCATATCCTTCACTAACGATATATGAAGTTGCTACATTATTAGATAAAGCAATGTTGGCACTTATAGCACAAAAGGTCACTGGTAATAATCCTAGAAAACAAGTGCTTGATTTAGACATGAAAGGTGTAGCTGATTTACAAACATTGATCCAAAGAAAAGAGGCACATAATTTTAATAAAGATAATGATTATTCGAATAAATATTTATGTAAAATTATTGATACAGAAGATAATTTATATATAACACATATTTATCTTGAAGTATATGTAAAACCTAATGACTCTAGACATCTTAGACTCGAAGAAGTACATATAATACCATAGATGTATTCTTATAAATTTGAAGAAAGTTCAACAAATAAACCATGGATAAAACATCCTGTTTGTTATATAGCTGATGATACTATAAATATGTTTATAGGAAAAGATATGTAGAATATAGTTAGTAATCGCGTATATATAGATTATATAATGCGTCCAAATTATTTTTCCGATATATTAATGCGAGATGAATCAGAAGACGAAAGTATTAGAATATTCCCATTATCAGACACTATGTGTGAAGAGTTAATTAACTTAGCAATAATATTTGCATGTAGAACAGTTGGTGATCCAAGAATATCTACAGAGATGCAAACTAAATCACTTGAATCATGACACACGAAGAAACTAGAGCAATGATAATCGAAATTGAACGTAGACTTCAAACGATGGATCCAACAATGTAGTTACAGAATAAGATCGAAACAGATGATATTGTATCATTCTTAAACTAGTATTAGAACATGTTTATAAAAGATGTATATCTATCTAAAAGTAAGGTTAAGGATGATAAAAGATTGTCTTCAAAGTTAAATGATTATTTGTCTACATTATACACAAAACAAGCTCTACAAACAAATGTTGATAGAGATAATTATACGGTTGTATATACTATTCCTTATGAATATTTATCGTATATAGATTCGACAAGTACTATAAGTAATACTTTATATATAAAACCAACTAATGAATATAAAGTACATAACGAATATATCGATAATATTCAAGATATAAATAATATCATAAATGAAGTTTATAATGTTGGTTTTATAATGAGAAAACCAATCATTACAGTTTCACAATATAACAATGAAAGAACATTAACTCTTTTTCATGATACATATACAAGTATTATTAATACAGAACTTTTCTATATAAGAACACCTTAGTTAATAACGTTAGATAACAATAGTGCATGTGAATTACCATATGAATGTTTTGATGATTTAGTACAAGGTACAGTTGATCTATATGTAAGTACAAAATACAAATTAAGTCAACCTAAAACTAAAAAGAAAAATGAAGATAAAGAATAGGAGGATGAAGAATGAGATATATTGACATATTGACAGCTTTCGAGATGGAAATAAATAAGATAGATGATACATTGAATAAACCTCTTGTTAATGATTCATTATATTGGTTAAATTAGGCTGTACTAAAGTTTTGTAAAATAAGATTTAGTGGTTCTGAACCTAGTGTTACATCATATGAATAGACTGAAAAAAGAACAGTTGATTTGTTGAATTTATATACTATTTAGACATATACATACCCGAGTTATATATCAAGATCAGATACAAATCCAGACTACGATGAATTTTATATAAATTATTATACAGAAGATACTGCTTCTGATGTAATGTTCACATTAAATGAAGACGTCGTTATAACAGACAATAATGGCGAAAATGCAACAAATACAAGTGTGTTTGAATGTACTAGTGACAATTTCATGTATCGAGTAAATAACTGTTTGACAGACTTCCATTATAGGCATCATAAAGCAAGACCTTTGCGAATAAAAAAACCTAACGGATGTGTTCTGTTAACAGATAAAAAGTATAAAATATTAAGTTATACAATAGGATATTTAAGATATCCTAAAAAAATAACGATGGAAAATCCATTAGATGAGTATGAGGATTTTCCAGACGTAATAATGCCTGAAATAATAAAAATGGCTGCTCAAATGTATATAGAAAACAAGATACCTGAGCAGCAAAGATATCAGACAATTGTAAATGAAGTAAATACTCAAGAATAATTTTAACGTGGAAACCCCAGCTAGTTAGGTCTAGTATTAATTTTATAGGGGAAGTAGAAAAAATTAAATAAATAAAATATGATTACATATGTAAATACAGTGTTTGTAAATAACACTAATGATGGTGCAGTTGTAGCAACAAAGCCTACAACAGCAGATAAGGATAAGTTTGTATTTTATGACGTAGACAATGGTACATACGTAAGTACACTTTCTGATGCAAATAAGCGTATCAAGATTGGTCTCATAACAGACAAAGTTATCAACAAGATAGACGTTAAGACTGGTGCTGCTTCTCAGCTTCCTGTTATTAAGTGGTCTAATATTATTAATAAGGATGACATTAAGTCATTTGCTAGCGGTAAACCTAGTGATGTTACTTCTGGCGAGGATACAGTAGAAGTTAATTTTACAGGTCTTAGTGCTGATAAGCTTCAGTTGTTCAATGAAGGTAAGTCTCGCATTGTAATTCGTCTTACATTCAAGGATCTTCCTACACGTTTCCGTAAGTGGACAGAGTCTTATGAATATGTACCTAAGTCAGACGATACAAAAGAGACTATTGCTGAGGGTATTGCAGCTGTTATAAACAAGCAGTACAAGCGTGCTCGTGTATCAGCATCAGCATCAGCAGGTAAGCTTACACTTAAGGCACTTCCTTATGATGACGACAATAGCGTAAATACAATCAACGTAGCAAACAAGGTTCGTTTCAACGTTAACCTTTATTATACAAACCCGGATGCTGCAGGTTTTGCTTCTAAGAATAAGTATTTCCCGACAGGTGTAACCGTTACAAAGACAGCTGGTAAGGTTTATCCTGCAGAGGCTAAGCTTGTTCGTGATCGTGAGGCACAGGCTATGGGTTATGAGGGTATTCTTAACCGTGGTTGCTGTACTTGGCCTATTATTAAGCCTGAAATGAGAACTAAGCTTGATGCTAAGTATAACTATGCAACTCTCGAGTTTGAGAACATGTATCGTGCAGCTGATGACATTCAGCGTCATACAAAGTAGACTGTTGAGATTTATCAGGTTGCAACTTCTGACGAAACTGTTCCGGCTGTTATAACCGCACTTTCTAATTGGGTAAATGGTTAAGAAATTCCCGTAACAGATTGATAACAACAAGCTAGAACGGTAAAAATGCTGTTCTAGCTTTTTTTATATAAATACAGATTATGAAAAGAATAAGAATAGGTAATGATGTTGTTGTTCGTACAAGTCTTGATGAATTTGAAACGAATGATAAACTTAAGATAAAAACACTTTAGTGTCTATTTATTAAGTAGGAATACGATAATAAGTCAGACAATGATATGTGTTATGAACCCTCATAGTATGTATATGGATGTTGTGGTTGTTATAATTACAACGCTGCAGTATTTAATAATGGTTATAATATGCCTTGTACACTTAGAGATCCTCATTGGTTTCCTGGTTACAATGGTTTTGGTGTAAACTCTAATAAATTTAATTGTCCTAAAGAATATCAGTCTGATGTTAGAGTATTTGACAATTATGTTGAATCTTATTTTCCTGCTAAAGATTAGAAATTAGGTATATTTAAAGTTGTATTTGTAGCCCAAGTATATACTACAGGTTGGGGTATGAACGATCTTAAAACTATAACTATAGATAAAGGTGAGTTGTTTACTTTAGTTGATTCTGCTGAAGAGTCTACCACAGATGGTTTGATAGATCTTACAGACGGTCAAGGTAGTGATCAAGAAAACGATAAATTGATTGTTGATGCGATATTTATTAAAGGTGGTAAAAAAGACACATTCAAAAATAAATTTATTTTAGGTACAGGAGGTACACATGAGTTATTAGATTATGTTACAAGTGGAAGATATGTAATAGAATATTTAAAAGACAGTGTTTATAATTATATTACGAAAGAAAATGCAAAACATTTTAATTTCAGTATAATTTAGGATAATAAACCTGCATTATCTACTGTTGATGAATTTGGTACAATAACATGTAGAGAAGAAATATCACAATATAATAAAGACGTATCAATTGTTGTAACAAGTAAATACGACAATAATATAAAAGATTATGTTGACTATAGCGTTTCAACTTGGAATACTATAGCTCGTGAATATATAGCTCCATCAATAGGGTTTGTATTACTACCTATTACGTATAGTTCTAGCGATAAAATTGTTCTATCATCACACGCAAATGTCAAAATTAAGTTAAATGAAATAACTGTATAGGGATTAAATATTCCAGTAGCGTATATGATAGGTATAGATGATGAGAATAATTATAATCCTGGAAATATAGACAGTAAAATATAGATAGCTGATAAATATTATGTCAATAAATATTTAAAGTTTAGTATCTATAGCTATAATAACGCAATAGATGTAGATGCAAATGGTGATATTATTATTACTAATAGAGGTTCTGCACAAATGGTTATTATGAACAACGCTGGATAGGTCGTTGCTTCTGAAAATATAACTGTATATTGATATGAATATAATACTAAATAGAATAGCTAAGAAAGCTAAATATACAATAGGTAAACTTTATATAAACGATCAGTATTTTTGTGATACACTTGAAGATACTGATAGAGGTTTAACATAGTCTATGACCGAACAGTAGATAGGATCCAAGAAAGTTTATGGAGAAACTGCTATACCTACTGGAACATATAGAATAATAATAAGCTATAGTAACAAATTTAAGAAGCAAATGCCATTACTATTAAATGTACCTGGTTTTGCAGGTATACGTATACATAGTGGAAATACTGAAAAAGATTCGTTAGGTTGTATTCTTGTTGGTAAAAATAAAGCTGTTGGTAAAGTGTTGGAATCAAGAGATACATATAGCAAATTGTTTTCTATATTATAGGAAGCTAATAAAAAAGAAACAATTAAAATAACTATAAAATGACGTTTATACAATCAATGGGGCACGTGTGGTCAAGTATCACATCTGCCATTAACTCAATTAGTGGTAATACGTTTGTCGGAAAGGCAATGATTGCCACAGGAGCCCTGTTGACAGCTTATTTTACACCTATAATAGGTCTATTAATTACATGTTTTACTACATCTTTTGTTGATATGTTATATGGTATACAAGTAGCAAAAATGTAGAATAGTAAGATAACAAGTAGTAAAACACGCAAAGGTACATGGAATAAGATAAAAGCTGAATTCGCAATAATAGCGTTAGCTAGATTGTTGGAATTTACAGTAGTTGGTACTACTGGAGTATTTGTACTTACAGGTGGTGCAACAGTTATTATTACATTAACTGAGCTGTGGTCTATACTTGAAAACTTAAATACATTGTATCCTAATGGACCTTGGAGATCTTTGGGTAAATATCTTAAGAAAAAGGGAGAAGCTTACACAGGCATAAATTTAGATTTTGAAAATAAAAATGGGAGCGATAGCAATAATAAAGAATCTAATAGCTAATCGTAAAACTCTATTTAAGGCTATTTCCTGGCTCTCTGTTGGACTTTTATTATTATTTAGTATAACTACATACAAATAGAATAAAAAGCTCTCAGAAAGCTTAGAAATGTCTTAGAACAATGTTGAAGCCTATTAGGAATTATATAATGATTCTTAGTAGGCTTCAAATGTTTTAAAGCTTACAGTAGAGTAGCTATAGAATTCAAAAGATTCTGTTATACAGAAGTTAGATAGTGTTAGAAAAGAGTTGAAAATAAAACCGAAACAGGTTAAAACTGCTGCAACGCAAACTCAAGTAATAAACGTTATAAAGAGTAAGGGGGTTAAGGGGGATATCTTAGTAAAAGATACAATATATACAGATAGTATATAGTATAACCCTTTAACAACTGTACATTATACTATAGGTAAAGATACCGTTAGTATAGGTTTAAATGTAGAAAACACTTAGTATTTATATATTTATACTACTAAGGAATATAAAAATAAAAAGAATTTTATAAAACGATTATTTACATTAGATTTTAAGAAAGTCAAAAAATATAAGTATAAAATTGTAAATACTAATGATCTACTTAAAAATGATGATGTAAGAATAGTTGAATCAAACAATTAATATTATGACATATATTTCACTAAGAGAATTTATAGATGATATACTTCTTATTGTACGTAATAATAATATAAGTGAAAGTGAAGATTTGTCTAGACATCAGATAGCTACTTGGATTAAAGCCTATAAGTAGATGTTGTTAAAGAACAGACTTGATCAATAGAAACAACAGTGTCCTAATAACGACGAGCTTGAAGATTATATAGACGACATCTTTATTAGGGAAAAAGGACCATTGGAACTTGAAGATATAGATCCAGAGAAAGGAGAAGGTCCTATTTTTACACGACGTACAATATAGAAGTTAGAAAATGTATATGATGACGATGATGATAGCATCATAGCAGTACATGATAGAGATGGTTGTGTTATACAATACATGAATCATCTTAGAAGACATTTTCAATATTTTAGAAAATACACTAGTAAAGAATTGACCGCATATTATGATGACGGATATATTTATATTTAGGGTACTAAAGATAATAATAAATTAAAATATATTTGGGTTAAAGCTATATTTGAAGATCTTGCTACAGATAATAATTCTGAAGATGTAGATGAGGATGATATAATGATACCTTCTTGGTTAGTACCTTAGATAAAAGAATATATACTTAAGAACGAACTTCCGTTTATGTTAAATAGACCTAGTGATGATAGTAATAATGCTACATTAGCTAGTGTTAAACCACATGGACCACAAGATGATCAAAAATAAAAAATCAATAACGTTTAGGAATATGTATAAAACATTGCCCGTAGAGCTTGATTATTTTACGTATACGCGCATATTAGAAGAGATGTGTAATGTTATTCTACGACACATATTTAATTGCTCAGAAGGCTTTAAAATGCCTTATGGATTAGGTTTTATACAGATAGGTAAATATAAACCAAAAACATTTACTGCTAAATCTTTATCTATAGATTATAAAGCTAGTAAAGAATATGATAAATGTATATATCATCTGAATGAACATTCTGATGGATATAAATATAGATTATATTGGTCTAAAATACCTAGAACATTCCCTGATAGATATAGATATCAATTGTGTTTAGTTCGTGATAATAAAAGAAAATTAGCTCAACTAATATTTAATAAACAAGATTATTTAGATATAAATGATATACAAATATACAAAATGTGAATCCGTCATAGCGAAGATAATGTCGGATTTAGATTCCGGTGAAGCTCGAAATAGAATAACAGATATTCGAGAATGGATATTTGAAGCTATTGAAAAGATAGGAGCACCTATGCAATATCTAAAAAAGGAATCTGGTGCGGACGGTGTACCAATATTGAAAATACAAGATAATTAGGTTCCTATACCAGAAGATCTAGTAAATCTAGATGGTGTTGCATATTCTCAAAATGAGAATGGACCTTGGGTTCCTATGAGTACAAATACTGGAATATTTAGAGAACCAAATAAAAAGAATACAAATAAATATCCACATGCATTTAAATATCCAACAACTCAAGCTTAGTTTTTAAATGTAAATACAAACAGAAGTAATACTAAATCTGTTAATAAACTTGAATATTTTATAAAACCAGGTTGGATAGTTACCAATGTTAATGAAGGTTATATAAAACTATCATATAAAGCTATAGCAACTGATGAGAGAGGTTATCCTTTAATACCTGATTTAGCTTCTTATTAGGAAGCAATATACTGGTATGTTGTTATGAAACTCAGTTTCTCTAAGTTTTTAAAAGGACACCTTGGAGGTAAAGGTGTTAATAACAATGGTAACGTATATAATTATATAAGACAGTAGTGGAATTTTTATTGTGCTCAAGCTTATGCAGAAGCAATGATGCCTACAGCTGACGATATGTAGAACATTAAACGAGATTGGAATAAGCTTATACCTGATTGGGACGGAGATGAAACATTCTTTGATAATATAGGTATACAACAATCTGTATATAACGATTATTATTATGGATACTAATTAGAACTTAAATATAAATACTTTTGTAGAAGGAATGGATTCCGATACAATGTACTCTAATGTTAAAAATACAAAATATACATTAGGTATAAATACAAGAATATCTAGCAATAAATATAATATAGGCGGTGATGTAGCTTCTCCAGAAGAAAAACAAGGTCTATTAAATCCAATAACAGTAAAAGAAATGTTATTTAGTTCTACAGATAATGTAGATTTGTTAAAAGGTATTCAGAGTAAGGATGCAAATATAAATGTAGTATTTGATTATATATATAAAACAGTATAGTGTGGAGAACATTGTATAATACTATACAAAACACATGTAAACAAAACAGGTGGAAGACCAAACACAGATATACTTGAAGATTTATATTTCTTAAATGTAGCAAGCGTAAAGCTCGTAGATAACGAATATAAGTATACGTTTTTGTTTAGAATAAGTGATCATAAGTAGTATAACGTTTACAAAGATGTTAAAAATATTTCTGTTGTATTAAACCTAGAACAAACAGACGTACTTAAACTTTATATAGCTGATGGTATTCATAAGATAATGGAATTGAATATATTAGATAAAGACTATATAAATAAATTACAAAGAAATTACTTTCATACGAATGTAAAGGAGTTTAAGTATATAGAATCATTTGATATACAATAGAATGGATTTTTTCCACGAAATAAGGTTATAATAGATGGAATTATATCCGGACAATTAAAAACAGGACAAGTACAATACGCGTATGTTTTATATAAAAAACATGGCGGAAGAAGTATGTTATCACCATTAACTAATAAAATATAGGTTATTTCTGGAGACGATCAATCTAAACAAGGACGATCTGAAGATACTGTAACAAATATCGGATTTAAATTAAAAATAAATATAAATAGTTCATTTTACGAACCTGGAACAGGAGAAATTGATACACTTGGATCTGCAATTTTTAACTCGAAGGACAGGTATGATAGTATATTATTGTATAGAATATCATATATAAAACCAAATTAGAATGCTGAAATAGATTTGATATATGATTCTTTGATTCATACTACCGATATATCATCTACTGAATAGAATGTTATTATTATAAACGATAGTGGTTTAAATTCATTATAGAAATTAACTATAGAAGAGTTTTCAGCATTATATGGTCAACAATTTGTACCAAAAATTATAGAAAAAAACCAAGAGTATTTGTTAGCTGGCAATATAAAAGATAAAACTGTATTAGATATAAAAGATATGGATTTTAAAACATACTCTATTAGTATGCCACAAAACAACAAATCTTATTTTAAATATATTACTCCAAATAACGATATATTTACAGAATCAGATATTGAATTAACAACTATAGATGATGCTGTAAATACAATAGAAAGTAGTATATATGGAAAAGATATATTTCCAGCTTATTCTGATATAAATTCATATAGAACTGGAGAAAGTAAATCACTAAGGGCAGAATGTATATATAATCCGTTTAATTATAATGGATAGTTTGATGAAAACTTTCAATATACACTTGGAGGATTTGGTAAAAATATACAATGGAGATTTATAACAGTAGGAGCATTAAAAAGTTCAGCAAAATCTTCAGATTCTTTTAATCCAAATTATTCTAGTTATTTAGAGCTGAAAAGCGGTGATACTATAAGCACAAAACAATTTACAGAATCTACTATTAAAAATAAAACAGTGCCAGAAATATATAAACAACATTGTTTATATTATAGCAATGATAAAATGTATCATGATATATTTAGTTCAAGTATACTTAGATCTTTAAAACGTGGAGAAACATATAGATACGGTATTGTTTTATATTCAGCTGACGGAAATAGATCTAATGTATATCATATTGGAGATATAAAAGTCCCAAGAATGAGAGAATTTCCTATATATGATGACAATTTTGTGTATTCAATAGGTTTGGAATTTAAAGTAACTTTAGATCCAAATATAATAAAACAATATAATATTGTTGGATATGAGATAGTAAGATGTAAAAAGCATGATAATTATACTAGAAATTTGGAACAATGTGTTATTGCAAAACCTGTAAGATAGGATATAGCTCCACTTTATGAATCGAATTCTAGCAATAACGATGATAGATAGAAATATTCTCCATATTATCCAACTGGATTTTTAACAAGTCAACCTTGTCTATTTTATTGGTTTACAGATTGGAGTAATGATAATTAGCCAGATTGGAAAAAATATGTAAAGTTTTATCCTAATGGAAAATTCGCACATTCTGAAAAAAACCAAAAAATTTTTCAATTATTTAGTACATCGTTTATATGTCAAAACGACGAATAGGTTAAACGATTATAGAACAACGCTAAGTATCTTGAATTGTTAAGTTATATATACCCTGGAACATTATAGAAAGTAAATAAAATTATAAACAATTCTACTATTAAAAAAACATTTAATAAAAAAGTTGAAAATAAGCATGATGATTATACTGGTTTTAATTGGTCTGCAATTGTTGATAATTCTGAAGAATATCTTAAAATAAATAGATCAGCTATATCTTGTGATATAAATGGAAAAACAAAACAATACGTATTTGATTATAATACATAGATGTATAAAATATATTTATATCCACAAGGTAATAATACTACTGATATTGGTTATACATATTTAAATACCGATAAGACTAAATTTGATATAAAATCTATTAAAGATTCTAAAAACCTAGAATGGAATCAATGTTTTAGTGAAGTAAAAAAAGAAGGTGAAGTTGTAAAAGATGCTATTAAACAATATAGTAATTTTGTACAAACTGTTAGTACCGAATCGTATGTAAATTTTGTATGTTGTGGTAAATATTATGGAGATCCTGGAACTAATACTTCAGCATTGTTTAATTGGGGATCTAATGCTGCTTCCGATAAAGAGTGGGAAAAATATACAGAATATACATCGGTGTCGAGTAAAGCATACATACCGCCTGCAATAGGTCCGCTTAGTGCTGGAGGACAATGTTTCGTATGTTATCTAAATAATATACAAACTTCATCGAATGTATATACGTAGTTGTATCAGCGTTTGTTAGACACCACAGTAAGTTTAAACGAGATTACAGGAACTTTAAAATAGTGTACTAAAGATATTACATTGGGTGCATATTTATGTAACATAACACATGAAGCACAGCAATTCTCTGGAAAACTGTTAACACAAATGTAGTATGATACATATTATGGATTTGGAAACTACTTTAATATAACTTCAAATACTACCAGATTCGATTAGGATCGTTTCTGTGTATTTGACGGATCTACATATATAGCACAACATAGATTTATAACAGCACATAAATTTTATGATTTTAATGATTTTTCGTCTAATCTATAGTCTATGTAGGTTTCTAATAATGTTATAATGGAAAGCGATATAAATCCACACTTTATGTATGGTCCTGCAATGAATGATTATAATACTAATGTACAGATAAAACCTGCTTCAATAGAAGGTGTTGTTTCACAAGAATTACCAGCATACAATTATAATAATATATATTCTGATAATGAAAGTTCTAATAACATATTTAATGCTTAGCAATTAGATAAACCAGAAACAAACTTTCCACAAAGAATATTTTATTCACAAGTGAAAACAAATGGTGAAAACGTAGATAATTGGTAGATATTTAAACCTGCTGATTTTGTTGATACAAACTCACAGTATGGAGAAATAACAGATATATATACAATGAATGATCGTACGTATGTGTTTTAGAAGAATGCTGTTGGAAAGATGTCTATAAACGAAAGATCTATTGTTAAAGATAATAATGATAATGATATACAATTAGGTCAAGGTACATTGTTAAAGCGTATTGATTATTTGGATACTAAATATGGTATGAGAAAAGACGATATGTGTATAACAGATTCTGAAAATAGATTATTCTGGTTTGATTATTACAATAATTGTATATGTACATTGAATGATAATAGTGTTACCAACTATAGTGATAGTTTAAGCGTTACAAATATTTTAAATATGTATGATGATCTACATTTACCAAAGATATTGTATGATAAGACTAATAATGAGTTATATTTTGGAAATATAAGGAAAGATAGTGATTTGTATAGTATAATATTCAATACAAAATATAATATAGCTACATCTTTGTATAATGATTAGGATACATTATTTACAGATGGTTTTTATTTATTAGATAACTATGTAAATAAAATAACGAATATTGAAGGTTATAAAACATATTGTTATTCTAAAAATAATCTTGATATTGAAAATACTTATGTAAATCCAATGATTGTACAATTTGTTGTAAATAACAATGTAAATACAACTAAAGTTTTTGACAATCAATAGATTATATATGCGAACAGAAGAGGTAGAAATTCTTTGGAAAAACCTGATTTCTTTAATGAAAAGAATATAAGCTTTATAACAGATTTATCTGATACAGAACATTATTGTGATAGTGTTCATACATTCTTGACAGATAGAGAAGGTGTTATAAGTTACCCTATACCTAGAGTAGGTTTTGAAGGTAATACGTCTTCAGATATATATAATGAAGGTTATGGACAAAGACTTAGAGGAAAATGGATGGTTGAAACATATATTGATTGTAACACATCAAAAGAATCTACTATAAATAATTTTATTACTAAAACAAGACAATCTTATAATTAAAAATGAAAAGAGGATATTTAAAATATAAATACTTGCCTAAATATGATTTAGCAAGTAAACGAACAGATCCTGCTAATATGTATCTTGGTATAAATGCAAACGATCAAGCTGATGATGTTAATAAACAAACATCTATGTAGTTATCAAATGGAATACAATCAAATGTAAGTTCATTGATGAATAACCTTAATCTTACAAAGTCAGCTGCTACTTTTATGCCACATGCAGCTTCTACAACATCTTTGTTAACACCTACATTATCATCTTCATTGATGCCTTCATTTTCATCTCTATCGTCTTTAACTCCAGCCGCAGCTTCATAGTTATTTAATGTAGGTTTATCTTCTACAGCGTTAAATGGTGCAAACAATTTAGCGTTTAAATTAGGTTTATAGACAGGAAATAAAGTTTTAACAAATCAAGCTTTAAGTAATCTTGGAGTATAGACAGGTAAAGTTGTCGGAACTAATCTAGCAAAAGAAGCAGGTAAAGCTAGTCTTAAGAATGCTTTCGGTAGTGCTGCAGCTGTAGCTGGAAATATATTAAATCTCGGCGGTGCTATATACAATGGTATAGCTCTTGGAAAAGGTTTATCTTCAATGGATAAAAATGTTAAGAGTACAAAAGATCTACAAGGTAGTGTATCTACATTTAATGACAACATAAATGGTGTTGGATATCAAGGATATGGTGGTATAGATACAGACGCTGAAATAAAATACATGAAAGCTCTTGATAAACAATCTACGATTAATAATACAACGTCTGGATTTGGTGCTGGAGCTGGTGTAGGAGGTTTAGTAGGAAGTATATTTCCTGGTGCTGGTAGCTTAATTGGAGCTGGTATAGGTGGATTATTTGGAGCTATTGGTGGATTGTTTGGATCTCATCGTAAGAAGAGAAATCATGAAAGAAAGCTAAGAAGACGTATAGGACAGTTACAGATTTCAAACGATGGATATAATACACAGGCTTTAAGTGAAGCTAGAACAAAAGCTTTGCAGAATGAATATTATGACAATAATGGTTATTCTACAGGTTTGTATAGTGCAGACAGAGGTAAAGATCAAAATTATAATAATAAACAAAATGATGATATAAAACCGTATGGTAAAGTATGGACACCTGCTGGTGAGCAATATGGACCTATAAATGGTCGTATAGGTAAAGGTGAATCTCAGTGGGATTTTATAAATGGTCAAGCATCATATGTAGATAAGGGTGTAAAAAGAGCCGATGATCAGTTTACGTCTGCTGAAAATGGTGATCATATTTATATAGCAGGAAATGATATAGATATAACAAATGGTATAAGTTTTGCAGATCAAGCAGCTAAACCAGCACAAGAAGTAGAAAAAACAAATAAACTTATAAACGAAATATAGAATGGTAAAGGCGATGATAAAACTAAAGAGTTGAATTTAAAGCAAGCCAATTTATATAAAGAACAGTTATTACAGAAAGGTAAAGAAATAATGAATAGACAAGAAAAACAACATAAAATGTTAGGTTTATTGTAGTCAAGATCATACGATGATGGAAAAGATTGGAGTTCTTTGATAAATTATGGAACGACATCACTACCATATATATTTGGATTGACAACTGCTATGGGTTAGAAGAATATGTATAAAAAACTTCCAATGCATGCAGAAAGTCCATATGCTATTAATAATTATGCTAATATAGCTCTCGATAAACTAGCTAGCCTTAAGTATGATCCATATAACCCTATAAATGCAGTTAAAGACGCATACAGACAATAGTTATATAATATAAACAATGCTGGTGGAATGTCTCCAGGACAAAGAATGATTCAGCAGGCTAAACTTAATTCAACTTATCAGAGAAATATAGCCGATACATATGATAAAGCTAATGAGATAAATAATAATTATAGAGCTCAATATGCACAAACTTTGTTACAAGAAGGTGCTCGTGATGCAGCAGCAAGACAACAAGCTAACCAGATACAGCAAGAAAGAATCAGAGAAGCCAATGCACAGAAATTAAGAGGTATTGAAAGTGCTAACCAAGGTATACTTAATTCATTGTCTGGATTTGCTAAGAATTTATATAACAATTATCAGCAATTTAGAAGTGAACGTTATAATGATAAGTTATTAGATCTTTATGCAAAAGACATTGATAGTAGAAGTAAAGAAGACGTACCTGCACATAAACAATCAGAAGAACGTTATGATTTTTCTAATAATCCATTTGCAAAAAAATTATATGAATCTATGATGCCAAAAATGACATTTAAAATGGATCCACGTATAAAAAGAGAGTTAGATCTTTTAAATCTTGGAATAAGTCCGTTTTCTTCTTTAGGTAGAAGTATGTTGTTAAAACCTAACTTTAAATTTAACTTTAGTAAAAAGATTAAAATGTAATTATGAATATACTTGGAAAAGAACAACCGATTGTCTATTAGATAGATGACGTGTTTGATCCACGTATGGCAAATATGGTCTATAATGCTCAGTAGAATTATATAAATGCTTTACGTGAAGATTATTTATAGACGGATAAAGATTTAAAGGACTTTAGAAAGCAATACGGAGATTTCTATAGTCCTTTTGCTAAGGATAATGAGAATTGGGATAGACTTACCAATGGTGCTATACGTGAAGTAATGGACAAGTATGGTCCAGATATGCTAAGATCTATTGAAGGTAGAGCAGAAATATAGAAAGCTATAAATTCAATACCGTATGGTGAATTATAGAAACTCAAAATGGGCTCAGAAGCAGCAAAGCAATATCTTATAAATAGAGCAAATCTTTCAACTAAACGCAAATATAATAAGGATTATGAAGATTATGCATTAAAATAGCTTGGTATACCATCGTTTGAGGATTACGATACACTTAAAAATGGAATATGGACTAGAACATCCCCAGAAGAATATATGACTCTTACTGAGTTATCAGATCCAATATATAATGGTATGAAGGCTAGTGAGAAGGGAACTAAAGGTGGTTATAGATATAGAGGTATTGATGAAAATGACCTATTAAATATAGCAAAAGAAAAGGCTCAATATCTTAAAAACGATCCATTAGGAGGATATTATTATAATGTTCTTAGTAATAAAATGCGTCATGAAAATCCGTATGTTACACAAGACCAAATAGATTAGTAGTTTATAAAAGATGTTGCTCATTCGCAAGCTAAACGTATATACTCAGAAAAGGATGCTGATGAATTTGCTTTAACTAAATATAGAGCAGATCAAGGTATTAGAGAACATGCTGCTAATGCTGCAACTGATTATAAATATGCTAAGAAACTAAGAAGAGATGAAGCTGATGCGCAGAATATATTTAGAGGTGCAGATAATAATGGAACTGGTTCTGTTCACTATGATACTAAAGATACAAAATATTTAAAGATTAATTCGTCACCTGGCGCAGGAATTAAAGAAATATATGATGATCAAGGTAGATTTAAGAGTTATAATATACCTAAAGATAAAGTGAACGATTTATTCTATACTACAAATAGTGTATATGGAAAAACACCTAATTATAGAATTAAATTTAAATTACCACAAAATGCTTCTGACTTCTATTTTGAACCTGCTGGAGAACTTCATGCAAAAACAGATAAGCGTGGAAAAACTAGATATTATATTTCCGGATCTATAAAATATCAATCTGGATATAATACTGACAGTAATGGAAAACAAATACCTAAATTTAAAATAATAAAGCCTAGAGGAAGTAAAGGTGTTGTACAAATGGAAGTATTTGAGAAAGATTATCAATATACTAAAAAATATTTAGAGCCTTAATTATGGAATATAATAAAATAGGAATACCTAATTTAGGTAATGGATTTAAAACAACAAATCCATTAGAATAGATGAATAAAATAGTTCCCAAGCGTTTTACTACGCCTGGGAATTCATCTATAGATAAAGCAAGTAATATAGTAAGAAAAGCTGTAAAAACTAGAACTGATAGAGAAAATCAAGAAGCTAGATACAGATAGTTTATAGAAGATCAGAAAGCTGAATCTAAAAAAGCCGCCGAAAAACGTAAACGTGAATACGAAGAGTTAGATAAAAAGAGAGCTGAAGAATATAAACGTAAAGCAGAACAAAACGATAAAGAGTACGAACAAGAATTCACAAATTGGGTAAACGAACTGGCTAAACATGGTGATGGTTATAAAGGCGTTCTTGCAAGAAATCTTGTTAAAATGGGCGACAACAAAGAAGGAGCGTTTAACTCATGGAGACATATACTTAAAGGTATTTATGCATTTAATAATACAATAGGAAGTCTTGTTGGTGATGCTACTTCAACTCATTTAGAGTCAATAGCTAGTAAAAAGAATTTTAATGACTTAGATAAAAGTTATGCTGATGCTCATATATAGAGGTTAAATATACAAAAAAACATTGATATTATTGAAAACCAAAAGAATCTTTTAGCAGAAACTGTATCTCAACCTAATTCTAAAAACGATCCGAACTTCAGACAACGTTATAATGAAGTAAAGAAACAGATAAATGAATACAACAATCAAATAAATCTTCTTAAATAGAAGATGGATAACCCTCAATTGAAAGAATTAGATGAAGAATATAAAATAAATTATGTTCTTAATCACGGTGGTCTTGGAGGATATATTGCAGGAGAATTATGGGATTCTGTAAAACTATTAAATCATCTTGGCACCTATAATAAACTTAAGAAGAGCGCAGAATATAGAGCCGCAAGAAGAGCAGAATTATTACGTGAATATGATGAAAAAATAGCAAATAGAATTCAATATGAAGATAATCAAAATTTTCAGGAAAATTTAAAAAATCTTTATACAAATCCAGAATAGTTTGGTAAACAATTAAATAATGCATTAAAATATAAAGATACAAAATTTCAAATATAGCAAAATAATCTAGATAAAGATTTAAAAATTTCTGAAATTACAAAAAACGCAAAAGATACTGAAAATAAAGAACTTGAGAATGATTATTTAGAAACATCTAAATTAAATGATCGATACAATGATTATTGGCGAGTATCTGAAGCATACAAAAAAGGAAAACAGATTCATCAGGATGCATCATTATTTAGTCCTGATTATTGGTTTTACGTTGCTCCAGGAATGATCGGAAGTTCTAATTCTTCAATGGATCAAATTAAATCTAACTTAATATAGTATGGATCTTTGGCTGCTGGAGCTGCTGTATCAATGTTAGGATCACCTGTTGCTGGAGCAGCTGTAACTAATATTGGAGGTGCTTTAGCTATTCCTGGATAGATAAAAGGAGGTTTCGATGAAAACTATGCAGAAACAGGATAGAAGAAAGTAGATAATCTGTATGAATCCATAAAAGAGTTATCTTTCTTTAATGATGACCCAAAATCAAAAAGTGATATTTTAGGTGACTTAAAAAAACAAAGTATTTAGTATTATACAAAACATGGTTATTCTAAAGATTGGATAAACGAAAGATATAATTCTGGTACAGAAGAAGATGATAAAAATGCATTGAGAGATCTTGTAATGGGACTTACTAAAAATAATGATCCTCGTTTACAAGAAGCAATGTTAAATTCAAATAAAGGTCTTAAGGCACAATTTTGGGCAGATAATGTAAGAACAATGGGTGAAATGCCTATATAGCTTGCTATGAACTTCTTACCGACTAAACTTCTAGCTAAATCAAGAGATGTTGTACTTGATGGTGGTAAAGTTTTATCAAAGAAACTTGTTAATAAAGTATCTAAAACAAAAGCTGGAAAAGTAATATCTAGTGTATCTGGTGAAGCTGCCAGCAATGCTGCAGAATAGACTGCAGAAAGATATGCAAATGGATTTAGAAGATCTACTAGTACATTTAAAAGCAGAATGAGTTCTGGTTATAATACAGGTTCTGCTATAGGAGAATCTCTTGGATTTGGTTATGGAGGACGAGTTGTTTTTGGTGGTGCTGGAGCAATAACAAGAGAAATTGCACACCAAGGATCTAAACTTTTAACGCCTTAGGCAAAAGCATTCGTTAGAAGATACGGTGATCAGATCATGAATAAATACCAAAATGTATACGATAAGCTGTTACCAAAAGATTGGATGAGAATAGGTGCTAGATATGGATTAAATGCTGCAAGAAGAGGATTTATGCAGGCTACATCTGAAGGTGCAGAAGAAGGTGTTCAATATTTGAATTCAAAAGAAGACTTTGCATCTAAGTATGGTTTTGGTAATGCATCTTTAGGAGACCTTATTATAAATGATTTTGTACAAGGTGGAAGAGTTGCTGAAGCATATTTATCATTAATGGGTATTGGTAATTCTAAATTAGATGATGATCTTGAATTTTGGTAGAACGTAAAAGGTGGATTTGCTTTAGGCGGCATGGGAGGTTTTCATCCAGGACAACTTATAAACTTTTACGGAAATGTTAAAAATGCTGTTAGATAGTATAAAACTGATTAGTTTATAAGATAGTCAGCTGTTATGAATAGAGAAAGAAATCGTCTTGACAGAGCGGCTAATGTTGCATTTGCAGAACAAGCTATGAATGGAAGAGGCGCTGAAGTAATAGAGTCTATGTAGACTATGTATCAAAACGACAGACGCAGAGAAAACCCTATTTATACTCAAGATGATTATGATGAGAAGATTGATGCAGCAAATAAGATTATATCGTTAACTAAGAATGAGAAACTAAAGTAGCAACTAAAAGCTAAAGGTATTGAATACGGTACTAAAGAATATGCTATAGCTATTGCAGATATATATGATTTACAATCTCAATAGGAACAAAACGAAAAGCAAAGATCTGAAAATGATGCTAATTTAAAGAGTGCATATCAAAACAATGAACTTAATAATGATATAGATAATATTGTAACTGCAGCAAGAGCAGGTGATTTATCTTTAGATTTAGCATTGTCACAAAAAAGAATACAAGCTGGAAATAAAGCTGTAAAGGATGCAATAGAACAAGCTAAAAAAGATGGAAAAGACACGAAAGATCCTGAATTTAATTTAAGTCTTGAAAAAATAAGAAATGAAGCTCAAAATAGAGCAGAAGAAGAAAGTTTAATAAATTACAAAGAATATGTTCGTGAAAAAACAAGACTTGTAAATAGACTTAAAGCTCTTCTTAAATTTAAAGGTCAGCAGAATTCTGCACAAGATTTCTTTAATTTTTTATCAGATAAACTTAAATTAAAGACAAAGCGTCCAGATGCTAAGACTATATTAAATAGTACAATTGCATAGATAGAAGAAACTAAGAACGCTTTAAAATAGCTTGATCCAGATATAAACTTAGGAAAAACAGACGCAGACTTACTTGATGCATTAGAAGCTATAAATGATGTATCTACTGTAAACCAGGATGATATTCAATAGCTTGAATTAAATAGTGTAGCTCTTGCAGCTGACAGAGCTGTAACACAATCATATATTAATCAATTTCAATATGGTCTTGTTAAGAACGGAGATAAGTACGAATATAATCCTACATAGTATAAAAAAAGTATTGATAGAGATCGTAGATATGTTGCAGCGTTAATGTCTGGAGATGCTGATAAAGCTGAGTCTATACGAAACGAAGACATTACAACTCCATATAATCCAGAAGATGTAAAAAACAATGAATATAAGACTCGTGTAAATAAAATACGTGAAGCGGACAGAGAAAATGCTAAGTTAAATTGGATGGCATCTGATGCATTTGAAGGCGATATTATAAATAAATATATGGAATCTCTATAGGAAGAGGCTGAGCGCAAAAATGCTAAAACAGAAAGTGTAAAACCAGATGACCATATACCATTCGATCCTAGTGATTCTACAACAACTGTAGAGTCTAAGCCTGCACCTGAAACAAAGTGGGAGTCTACCAGGGAAAAACGAAACTCTAATTTAGCTAAAGCTAAAGAAAAATATGAACGTCGTAAAGCAAAGGCTAAGGAGATATATGAAAAGAATAAAAAGAAACTTAGAAGAAATGCATATGGTTCTTTTATTCCAGCTCTTCCTCAATTAGCTCAAGCAGCTAATTATCTTTTATAGAAGGCAAAAACATCTACATACAAAATAGCTTAGTTTGTAGAAGAACTTAAAGAAATTGCAGAAGATATAGATATAGATAGTGTATTACCAGCAATAAAAGAAATATATAGTAAATATGCTGCAAAACAGGCTATATTTAATTCCGATATATTGAATAATTTAAGTTCTCCTGAAGAAATAGCTTCTTATGGATATACAGAACCACATCAAATTGAGCCAGCAGCACAATTATATAATACTATATAGAATACAATAAACAAAGATAATCAAAATATAATAAAAGATATATCTACGTATTTTAATACTATTGTATAGACTGAGGATGGCAGCGTTGTAATATGTAAAAATCAACAAGATAAGTTATATTTTACAGACGAAACAATTGCATTCTATGAAGAACAAGCTAAAAAACTTAAATAGCTTAATACATCGGATGAATCTTTTGAAAATGCATTAAAACAAATAGCTCCAGAAGGTTTTCCAATACAGACATATGTAAAATATAGAAATACTGAAGGCATTGAACAAGCTATTATAGTACATATATATAATTATAAACGTAGTCCTGGTATAATTGCAGGAGAACTTGTTAGAAATGCTGCAATAGGTATTCTTGTAGGTGATAATTCTGCTTTACGTAATATTGCAAATTTTTCTGGGTACGAAGAATTTATAGCAGATATGACATCATTGAAGAAGTCTTTTGATGACTTAGGATATAAAATAATAAATACCAATTAGATGTTGTATGATACAAATACTAGAAATTCTGTACAAGCCGATATTATAGTTATAGATAAAAACAAAGATATTCACGTAATAGATATTTTATCTTCATATATTGACATAAAATCAAGATGGGACTATAAACCAGGACGTAAAGCTAATTATACAATACATTAGAGAGAAGAAAATATACTTCATCAAATAGAAGATATATTATTAAGTAAATTCGGACAAGTAACAAAGTCTTTATCTGTATTACCTGTAACATGTGATATAGAGAATCTTCCTACAATATTTGTACAAAAAACAGACGGTAAAATCAACTATATGCATATACCAACAAAATTGGGACATGAAAATGAAGTGGATCTTACTAAAGAACATGAAAAAGCAGTTGAACAAGTTGGTCATATTAATGAACAAATAAGAATCTATAACAATATTGTAGATAATGTAAAAAATAATAGATTTAATAAACTTGATGAATTAACTGTTTCTCAACAATATACAGCTGAGCAATATAACACATATTTCAATGAACTTTCTAATAAATATGATGATGTTATTGGAAAGATAAATGAAATAAATGACTTTATTTAGAAATCTAAAAATAAAGAATATTTTGATGTTTCGTTTGAAGAGTTATTTAAGAATCAAGATTTAATTCCACAAGAAGTAGAAGATAAGATAAATTATTTATCTGATATATGTAACGAATTAGATTGTACTTTAACTAATATTCCAGGATTAAAGGCTACTACACAAGAGGAGAAAGATAATGTTAAAAAGTTGTATCAATGTGTATTTGACGCACAAAAAGCATTAGATATGGTATTGAAAGATCCTAATACTAATGTAGTAGATGTAACACGTGAATAGGAGTTAATAGCTTCTGCTATGGAAAAACTTGCAGAAAATACTGCTAATTTTGGTGAAATGTCTAGGTTTGTTCAAAAGTGGTGGCTTGAAGATTTCGTAATAGATAATACTGGTACAGGAGATAATACATCAAGAACTGTAAAAGGTATAGGTGAAAAGTATTTCCAACTACACAATACAATTAAAAACTGGACAAAAACCCTTCATGAGCATGTTTTAAATGACTTACATAACAGACCTGTATTACAAGAATGGTACGATACACTATTAAATAATTATTTTGCTAAACTTATAGATAATGCTAAGAAGTTTAATGATACATATATACAAGATGTTTCACAAAAACAAATACTTGAAAATGATATACAGGACGGATTGGATTTAATTAGAGATTTTAATGAGCAATTTTCAATGCGTGAGGATAAAGAATATCCAGAAGCTCCTAAAGATGCTGCAGAAAAACTTAATAGAATCTCTCAAAAATGGACCGATTTATATGCTACATCTACACAACATAATCCTGCATGGGATGCTATGTTATATAATGATGCATATTATAACATGTCACAAAAACCAGATTTCTTGGAAAAAGTGAAAGTGTCGTTTTATGTAGCTAATAAACCAAAGACATATCGAAATAGTAGAGGATACGGTTATAACATTAATGAAGGTGATGTTGTAATGTATATAGAATATACTGATGATAATGGAAAGAAAAACTGGGCAGATTTACCTATATTAATTAGTCCTGGTTATCAACCTACATCTAATGAGGAAACATAGGAAAGAATCAGAAAGATAAATAATGTACATCGTAAGTTTGCAAAGATTGTAAAACAAGCTTTAAAAATAGTAGCAGAAGATAAAAATAAAAAAATATCTTTTACACTAAGTACAAATAAAGGCAGTATTAAATATGATGATAATGTTGCGTCGACACACCTTGTTACAGAATTTTTATTTAAAGGATTTGGAAACGAGCAGGATTTATATACTATAAAAACATCTAAAGAAAATAGAATAGGTTTATCTGTATTTACAATGAATAAGAATACAGGAGCTATGTTCTATGATGTATATGCTGGATCAGATCTTAGAACACGTATTGGTGGTTTTGATGATACTTTTTAGAAACAACATTTAGCAATTAACAACGGAGCAGTTATTTATTTTTATTATACTGGCAATAATTAGTATATAGGTGTTCCTATCGAAACTGGTGCAATTGGAGAAGAATCTGCAAAACGACTTGTATATTTAATGCAATTATATATGCGTGGTGATAGAAATATAAACGGATATGATATATATTCTCTTTTACAATAGAGATTATATATGGCAGATTTATCAAATCAAAAGAAATTATCTGTATATAATAACACCAACAATAGAGTTGTATTAAATAATAATGGTATTGTAGAAATAGGTAGTAAAAAGTATGATATATCTACACAAATTAATGATTTAATTAAAGATGTATCTGCAATGAGTAATAATGTTGACGCTAAATTATTAAACGAAAACATGTCTGACTCATAGAATAGCGTATTTTATACAGCAAAACAGATGTTTAAAAATACAGATGCTGATAAAATCGAATTACCAAATGGTTATGTTTTTTACAGAGAAGATTTTACACATAAGGACGCTGATGGTACACAAGGATCTACATGGCTTGGATATATGTTACGTAATGGTATATTGCGTACAAGAGCTATTGGAAAATCATATACACAATTAAACGTCGATAATTTTGGAATTGTTGATAAGAATCAAGAGATAGGAATAGAGAAAAAAGATGTTATAAAATCTGTTGAAAAATAGCATGAACGCTTGAGAAACAGAAACTTTAGAAACCTTGGTGGATTAACATATTCTACATAGAATGTTAATGAAATTATGCCGGGAACATCCGAAGAGTTTAGACAAAAAATAATTGAATATTTCGATAAAGTTTTTGGAAATCATGATGCAGTTTATTTTGCAGATGAACATCAAAAATTCTTAGGTTAGATTGGTGATAACCAATATGTATTAGGTTTGTGTTGTGATTAGATGATAAAACTATCACAATATGCTCCAAGAAGTGTTGCATATCATGAAGCATTCCATAAAATAATGGAATTAGTATTACCAGATAATGTACGTGAAGAATTTTACAATTCGTATAGAAAAAGAAATGGTAAAAATATTTCAGACAGAAAAATAGCGGAAGCATTTGCTGACATGTATATGGATTACATGACTAATAAAGATGCTATAAAACAAGCTAAGTGGTATAAAAAACCATTTAAATGGTTTAAACAACTTACACTTGAATTAGGTTTAGTACCTAAAATAGGAGTTGCTGGCGCTATTAATATGATAAACACATTTCATAATACCAATAAAGGTAAATATGCGAATGTTGAAATTTCTGAACAAAAGAAAAAACGTTTTAGAAAATTATTTGGTGAAGGATTGTATTATACTGTTAATAATAAATCTGGAAAAAGTGCTGACTTTAAATATTTAGCCAACTCTGGAGACGTACAAGAAATGGTAAGAGCTCTTGGTTATTGGATAGCAAGTTCAATGAATTTGGATTCAATAAATGCAGGAGAATATAAAATAAAAGATGCTACTAGTTTTGTAAATAATTTATCACAAGACTTAATTGATGAGTTATGCGGAAATTATCTTGAAGATTCTGAGATAGATAATATACATAGAGCATTTAGAGAAGTATTTCAGTCAGAAGACAAGTCTATATTAGATAAAAAAGGTAAAGTAAGAGGTTTTACAAAAGTTTATCCAAAATTAGATGTACTACTTGATAAAATTAATGAGTATATAGAATCTACTATTACTGCATATTCTGGAAAAATCGAAGATGTTGTTTCTGATGAAAATATTGATGACGAAACCGAAGAAGCTATGAGTAAAAACATAGACCAATTCGATAAAGCTTCATATGAAACATCTAAACTTGATACTTTACCAGAAAGTGTTAAATTCTTTTTATCTACCATACCTTATGTAAGATATAATAATGATGAAGACGGAAATAAAATTCTTGATTATGATTTATCTAAAAACAAGTTCTTATCTCCGACGTTCATGCCGATGACAGAAGTATTTAATACTATAGTAAATGATCTACATTTATGTTCTTCATTACAAGAATTGGATAATGAATTCAAACGTTTATCTGAAACTAAGGAGATGTATAAATATATATATAATAAATTCCATAAATTATACGAACAATGTTATAAACACAATTCAGACGGAAGTATCAAAATAAACTACGATGCTGAAGCGTATTGTGTATCAATATTATGTGCAGTAAGGAGTTTAAAGATAGATTTTATTACAGCTGTGTCTAAAAAACAAGAAAACGGTAAAGAAATAAAAATTGGAAATAGTTCTCTTGATAGAGATAGAAAAATGTATTCAAAACAATGGACACAGTTCTTGATATCTGGACAAGTTTCTGTATTTAAACGTGAAAGAGATAAAAATGGTCATCTAATATTTAATGAAGGAATGGGAGGTGCAGAAAATAAAGATATATTTAGCAGAACTGCTGGATTTATTGAAAAACTTCGTGAAGGATTAACTTCTGCAAACCAAACATTTGAATTAGATGGAATTGAATATAATAAATCTATTTTCGATGACATAGAAGATATAAAGAGATCATTTATAGATAAATTAAATACGATAGGTATAATATTCTCAAAAGATGCGTTAAACAGTATGTTATCTAATAAGTACAATGGAACAGGTGTTGATGCATTAGAAAGATTACTTACAGATAAAGGTGAATCAAGCATTTCTACATTTATAGATAGATTGTATAATTTTGTAGATGTAAAAGGTAATATAAATGAAGATGTTTTAAATAATGCATACACTGATAACGGTTTTGTAAAAGAACTTGGAAATCAGCAAGGTATTTATAATAGAAATACTATAGAAGCTATGGCACTTGGTTTAAATGGTAAAAAGTTACATGCCGTATCTCAAAACAATAGTATTTCACATATTGTAAATGCGTTGAATACCAATGATAAAAACAATCCAATTGTTAGAAGATTAATGAAATTTGGTTATAATATAACTAATATTTCTGGTTTTGACTCTGGATCTATCATACTTAAAAGCATTAATAATGGAAAATGTAATATAAGTACACATACATATATTGGATCTAAAACAGATAATAGAGGAGACGGCGGAACTGAGTATAAACAAGAACCTATTGCTGATGATTACATGGCTAAGATGTCTATGACTCAACAAGGTTATTTAATATTTCCAACTCTTGCTGATAAAGGTACTTGGATGTGTTTATCAGGTATATAGTTACCAGGTATGGTATATAATGAATCAGGTGATGTAACAAACATTCCAACAATTATGTGGAATGGACGTGCTCCATATATTCGTCCAGATAACAGTGTTTTAGATTAGATGCTTGAATACGCTAAAGGTGAAAGATTAGCGATATAGCAATGTATGGAGGATCTTGGTTACGATAATATTCCAGGTTATGAAAAACAAGGTAGAAAAGTATTACCAAAGGAAGCTTATATTAAAAATTATCATACTAAAAATGGTTCAGTAGAACCTAATGGAACTAGATTTTTGTCGTTAACTGAAGTAGTTCAATTAGATAAAGAGACTGGCGAACCTATGTTTGATGAAGATGGTAATTTAAAGACAATAAATCTAAATGATCCTATAAAGTCAAGCGTAGACATGTTAAAACTTGCAAACGAATGGTTGTTTGAAAAACGTGACGGAGAAACTGATGAACAATTCTTAGAGAGACAGCGTAAAACCATGGCATATACACTTAATATACAATATCAACTTTCAGTATAGAAAGCAATAAATTTAGGTCTGGTTACAAGACGTGATATTAGTGAATATAATCTACAAACGAAACAAGATGATATATTAATACCTAGTTATTCAAAGAATTTTTCAAATCTTGATACACATATGTTTAATCAAAACCATATCGAAAATATAACAAATAAGATAATGGAATCTATACCATCTTGGAATAAATTACCAAACGGACCTAAGAGGCAAGCAAGATTAAATGTATGTAAAGGTTTAGCTATTGCTATAATAATAAGTGATGCTAATAATAAATCTACAATGTCTACAGAAGAGGTAATGAGATGTTTTAGTGGACATCCAGCAATGTTTAAAGTTTTATATGAAGGTGATCACATCAAAGATAGTACATTTGATATCCAAAAACGTATTGGTGGTCTAGTTTCAACTGGAGATGATAATGTTGAAAACTTACCAAATATGAAATCAACATATAGGTGCGCTGAATGTAGTGATTATAAGGTAAAATCATCATCTGATATATTTAATAGACTTGAAAGCATGTTTACTGACAATGCTGTACGTGATATGTACGCTATAGTTAAAGATAATTATATAGATGCATATAACATGTCTATTGATAAAATATTATCTGACGAATCTTTATCTGATAAAGACAAAGAAGCTTTAGCTAAAGCAGAAGAAAAAGGACGTTAGTTCTTCAATGCATATACAGGTGATATAAATGTTGCCGACGGTGCTGCATATATTACAGATTAGATGTGTGAAAACTTATTGCGTTCACGTGGAGCATTATTTGGAAGAGTTAAAAAAGCTTTTAATATACTTAAAGGCGATGATAAATATAACTGGATGGACAAAGCTGAGGCATATAAGGATATTTATGAAGCTGTAAATATGGTTTCTACTAAATATACTGCCTATGGATTTAGAGATCATACACTTAATGGTGAAACGCAATCTGATGTTTCGGTACCATATTATAATAAATTTGCTTTATTCCCGTTATTCCCATGTATTGCTACTGGACATATGTCTGAAATATATAACAAAATGCTGAATGAAAAAGTAGATATGTTGCTTATGACGTCAGCTGTTAAAGTTGGCTCACAAGGTGCAGTTAAGTATGATGGAACATCTATAAACGAGCCATTTAATGTATATGAACAGGACTATGGTTTCTTACGTAGACAGCAAAATACCGATCCAGAAGAAGGTGACACAACAGCTATAGGTACACAGATGGTTAAAGTTGTATTATAGAATTTACGTCTTGATAGAACAAATTATGTTGATAATGTTACTGGTAAACAAGTATCCGGTAAATAGATTCTCAGTTCTTTAATGGATAGTATAAACCAACTTACAGAACTTGGATATAAAGGCGTGAAAGAGGAATTTGGAATTGATGAATTTGGAAATGTCGACAATAAGAAACTTAGTAGATATTTAATAAGTTAGATGTCTTCTAGAAATGCCAATAAAGGTCTTATAGAAGCTTTATAGGTTGATGAAAAAGGTAATTTTAAAGCACCTATTGCTGCTACATCAGATTCTAGTTGGATAGAGAGTATATTAATATCTACTATAAACAAACGAATAATAGACATAATAACTCCAGGTAATTCATTTGTACAAAGATCTGTGTTTGCAGTAGAAGGTTCTTCTGTACAAGGTGGAGCTATACAATCTGATGCTACAATGTCACCTAAAATAAATGGTGGTAAAAAACTTCAAATGATTAATGAAGATAATAGTATGGATGCTGTTATATCTATTGATTATTTTGAAAATATATTACCAAAAGGATTATCATTTAACGAAGCCAGACAATGGTTAATAGATAATAATATTATTGGTAGTGGAGCTAAAGCTAATACTATAGGATATCGTATTCCTACTTAGGCACAATCGTCTATACATGCATTACGCTTTGTTGACGTTATTCCTGCAGTTAAGTCTACTATAATATTACCTGAAGAGTTTACAAAGATAACTGGTTCGGATAAACAATATCAATGTTCGAACCAGTATAATATAAAAAATCGTGTTAATTGCTGGAAACTCCATATCAAGTGGACAATCAGCAGCCAAGCCCTTTAAGGGAAGGTTCAACGACTAATTAAAGATAAAAATTTCCTAAATGGATAATAACGAATATGAAAACAAAATTTAATAAAGAATCAAGAAGCCTTATGATAGGCGCATTATTGGGCGATGGCTCAATTAGTAATAATAATGTATATAAAATTGCACATTGTGAAGCTCAGAAAGATTACTTAGAGTGGAAAATAAAGCAATTTAATAACAAAGGAATAAGAAATACAGGTTTAAAGAGTTATATAAAAACGTGTGGTTATAATCCAAATGTGATTGTATATTATATGAAACTTTATATGACGCCTTTTGCCAAAGTATTAAGACGTGTTTTTTATAAACCTAAAAAAGTTATAGGAAACAGGAAACTTTTAAATAGACTTGATAGCTTAGGCATAGCTATTTGGTATATGGACGATGGACATATAAATATAAGAAAATCTAAAACTGGAAAAGTACATGGATTTTATATTAAAATAGCAACATGCTTACCTAAAAAAGAAGTTCAAGTCATAATTGATTACTTTAAAGAAGTTTGGGACGTATAGTTTTACATGTTTCATGAAGGTAGAAAAGAAGACAGTTTTTCTATTTGTTGTGGAACAAAGCAAGGTTTAAAATTTATAGATATTGTAAAACCGTATGTTCAACAAGTACCATCAATGGTACATAAAATTCAATTCGATTTAAACCAACGAACAAGAAAATTATATGAAAAGAAGAGTTGGGGTAGTGAGGAAAGAAAATCTCACGAAACGCACGACACTGAAAATAGTGAAGATATAGTCTGATCTCATTGGTAACAATGAGTTAACACAAATGTTTGATATTGACCACCTTTATTTAGCGTCGTTTAATTATAAAAAATCAGAAGACGGAAAGACAGTATCGCATGATCAATTTGATCCAGATAGTGCTGAATATCATTAGAATAATATATTGAATCAAATGATGACATTACTTAAAGATACTGAAAATTCTATACATTCTTTGTATAAATCTATTGATAACGATACTGAATTACTTACAGATATAGCAAAATAGATTCCAGAACAAGGTTCTAATAAAGCAAGGGCATATAACTTCGGATCATTGCATGAACAGGTTACACGTAGAAATGATTATATAACAGGTAAATTTGGTATAGGTCCATATGCTCTAAATGTTACTAATCAAGAATTAACAAGATGTTTTAAGGTATCATTTAAGAAGACAAAGTTTACAGAAGAAAGTGGAATATGTAATTTTGATAAACTTATTGATGATCAATATAATTATATATCATCTTGGATTTCTGCATTTATTAATGCTCATGTGGATATTGTAAAAGATCCATATATTAGTAAAATGAACATTAATCAGTTTACATATAATATGTCTAACTTGTTGATAAGAAGTGGATTTGGAGAATCTGCATTATGGTTCTTAGCATAGCCTATTATACGTGATATGGCTAACGCTAGTAACTCTGCTAATAGCGAGTTTATGAGAGACCCTAATAAGTTTAAAACAGTATATAGTGCTCAGAAAGAAGCTATAACAAATGCTGTATTAAAATGGTTAAGTCCAGAAGATGTTAGTGAATCTGTAATAAGTAGATATACTATAGGTGATAAAAATAATACTTCAGAACAATTACGTGTTGTAGATATTATAAAATCTAAAATGAATGTATTGAAAGAAATAGCTATACATCCTGAACAAAAAACAGTTACTGTAGACGGTTATATATATGATGTTGCAAATATTCAACGTGATGTATTTTATGCATGGAAAACACTTGAAAGATATTCTATAGCACTTGGTAATCTTGTACAAAAAACAAAGATTGATACAAAGAAACACGGTAAATCATTCTTAGCCATATATAAATACAGATAGGATTTCAATAAATTATTTTATGGTGATTCTGAAAAATCATTATGGGATGAAGAATCTTTACATAGATTGGCTGAAGAATCATGGATTAAATCAAAAACAGATTATGCTTGTTCTTTACCATTTGTTATACTAAAAGGACAAACATTCAACGGTAATAGTGTATTTATACATGAAATAACAGAACTGTATAATCAACTTAATCCAGAACAAGAATCTATAAACATTAAGAAACTAGAAGCTATAAGCAAGGCTGTTTAGACGCAAATAAAGTGTAAATATATAGCAAAATATGCTAAAGAATATTTAGGTAAGACAGATAAACAAATATCTGAATTATTTGTTGGAAAATATTCTATGGCACATAGATTAAATATGTTGAATACTGCTATACGAACAATGGATTAGTATAAGCGACTCGCAGATAACATGTTAATACAATAGATATATTCAGCTTAGGAATAGGAACCTGTATTAGTAAATGGTAAACGATATGAAAGACCTTCTTTCATAGCTATAGCCGATAGAGTAGGAGATAGTTCTATGAACTCTGATATGTTAATAGATGCATGGCAGGATTTATTATTGGATGAAGATAGAGTTGTAAGACAGTTTGCAAGAGATCTTATAGTATATGCTTATATGACTTCTGGAGAATATGCAGGATGGAATAATTTGTTCAAATATGTTCCACCAGCATGGATAAGAGGTGAGATAGATACTGCTTACGGTGAAAGTATGGCTAGTTATGTACAAAATATATTATCGAAAAACGATTTTGAGAAATATATAGACTTAGATGAATTAGCTAGAAATAATTTCCAAGATTATACATTCTCAAGAAGATTGGCTGAAAAGAATGCAGACGGAGAACGTAATATACTTTATAATACTGATTATGCATTAATAATAAGAACTGCTAACGATGTTAAACCACCTTTATATATAACAACAAGAGTACCTGGAAGCCGTGGAAATAACGCTTCTAATTTTAATATATATAAATTAGTTACACCAATTGGAGGTGTGGGAGAGAATAATGAATCAACTGCATCTATGTATATTAAAATTAAAAAAGCAGGATTTGATTCTGGACATAAACAGAAGATCTATGAATATGGTTGGGACTTTAAATATGTTGAAAACTATTCTAAAAATCTATCAACAATAGATACAGAAACAATAACTCGTCGATTATTCGGTTTTATTTCTGAACATAAAAATGCATTATCAAATTAGATGTATCAAGAGATTATACAATCTATTAATGATTCTAAATATGATCAATAGAATGACGTGGTTATACCAACAGTTCCTGTTACTAAGAAAGAATCAAAATTAGGTTATAATTCTATGAGTGAAATTGTAATGCATTCAGGTGGTGCATATGGTGCTGATACTGCTTGGGATTTCTATGCAAGAAATGCTGGTGTAAAACAAATAAATCATTATAGAGACCAAGGAAATCAAGTATTATCTAGTTCTTTGAATAAACGTGGCGTTAAAGCTACTGTATTATCTAAAGAATAGATGGAATTTGCTAGACGTAGAGAATTTGAACTTCTTGGAAAACATTATGATGATACATTACAAGGAAATTTACAAGTACGTAATTTCTATTAGGTAGTATCTTCAGATGGTGTGTTTGCAATAGCTTCTATGAATTCTGCTAAAAATGGTGTCTCTGGAGGTACAAATACTGCAGTGCAGTTAGGTATATCTCTCAATAAACCTACGCATGTATTTGATTTAAATAGTGAAAAGTGGTATAAATATAATCCAGAAACTAAGGTATTTGAAGAGGAATCTACACCTGTACTCACTAAGAATTTCGCAGGAGTTGGTACAAGAGATGTACAAAAATATAATGTATATAAAGATGGCAAGTGGGTTGAACGTGAACAGTATGTTGGAGATGATAAATCTAAAGTTGCTTTAAAAGCAATTGAAGATGTATTTAATAAGACTTAGGCTGAGTTATCTAATGTTGAAACTAGCACAGATAATAATGATTCTTCTAACATAAATAGAAACGAAATAAATGTATATAGTGGAACTGGTGAAAATGTAAATTTAAGTAATTTTGCAAATAGACCATTTGAAACAAGTTTAGGAACATTTAATACTGTAGAAGGTGCTTTCTAGGCAGCTAAGTTATATTATACAAACAGTAATAAATACGTTATTAGAGATAGTAACGGAAAGGTTACAAAACTAACTGAAGAGGGAATGTCTGTTGTAAATAAACTTAAAACGGCTGCTGGATCTACAGCAAGAAATATAGGAAGAAATATTTCTAACTTAAATATAAATGAATGGAATAACAATTCTGACAAAATACTTGAAACGTTTATGCGAATGTCGTTTGAGCAAAATCCAGAAGCTAGAAAAGATTTAACTAACACCGATGATTCTGTTATTACACATAAAAATCAACAAGGAATTGAACAAGATAATGGAAGATTTAGTAGATTACTAACGAAACTTAGAGAAGAATTTAAATCATTACTTCCAGATACTGATTCTATTAAGATTGAGTAGCATGTAGGTAACTGGTCTAGAAAGGAAGTTGAAAATCATCCAGATTATTTGTATATATTTACAGATAATACAGATAGAGACAGTGGTCATGAAGTAATAGATCCGAATTCTAGGTACGCTAAAAAATACGGATAGGGTAAGCATTATCCAAAAGTTACTCAAGCTGTTATAAGAGGTCTTGACAATGCTATGCCATTAAGTACGCAACACTGGTATCATTACGGTAAGAAAGGTAAGAATGGCGTATGGACAGATGCTGATATAGAAGAATTTAAGAAAGTAATAAATCAAGAGATTGATGATATAATAAAAGAATGGAATACAGGAAAGTATAAAAAACTTATTGTCGGAGATGGTGATGCTTTCTTCAATTCAAATATATCTAATATATCTATAACAAGAACTCCTAAATTATATAATTATTTGAAGCAAAAAGTACAAGAATTATATAATACTATAGATAATGGATATAACTCTACTTCATATACTAATAAATTACCTAAGAATTATACTGATGCACTAAAACAAATACAAAAATGGTTTGATATCGACGACCAAACTACAAATATAACCGGTAAAAATAATATTAAACACGCTATCCAAAAATTACATATAAAAATAAATGACAAATATCTAATGGATAATATGGATGAAAAAGATATATTAAATCTATTATATAAAACAAGTAAATTTATGGATGAACTGTAGAAACTTGGAAATACTGGAATTACAATAGTAAGTGAAGATTATTTTTATGGTGATTTTGCAAAGAAGGTAAAACGTTTGACAGGAGAAATAATTTCTGATATTGAAAATAATTATGATATCCAAGAAGGTGAAAAAGAAAAAACTATGGAAATTCCAAATATTCTAATAAAAATATTAGATTTTATAGAATCTTTGAATTACAAATAGAGAGAAGCATTAGATAGAATATTTGAGTATCCTATATATGACTTAAATCCTGCTGTAATTAGTTCGATTGATTTAAGTGATAAAATAACAATAACAGATACTGTAGAAGATACTCGTCAAACTGATTTCTTAAAAGAATTAGGTATGTCGGATGAAGATATTAAAAAAGCACAAGAAATTAAAAATCATTGTAAAGGAGGTAAATAATGAATGCATTTTGCCCAAATTTAAGTAATAAAAAAGTCAAACAAGAGTTTGACGAATTAACAAGTTTGTTCGGTGAGGACGCTGCTTATTTCCTCTGGGACAAGAATAATGGATATAGTTTGGATAAGGCGCCTAATGGCGCCGATTCCATTCTATTTAAATCTCTTTTAGATAATTATAATGGAGATAGACAAGCAGCATTAAAAGCTAAGGCTAAGGTATATACATCTAATTTTACAAACTGGTTTGGTGATTGGACTAAAAAATATGAAATTAGTACGTCTAAAATAATAGATTTTAACGATGCTGTAGATTTTTTGTTTGAAGTAAATCCAGAACTTTCCAAAATTGGTACTAAATCTGAATACGAACAATATATTAAAACAATATTTCCGAATTCGATTTCAAATTCTATATATTGGCACGGAACGGATTCTGATTTTTCAGATGGTTTAAATACAGCAAAAAGAGGAAAAGGTTCTGGGGCTCCTGAAACACAAAACGAAATGTATTTTAATAGACAGCCTTGGGCTTCTTTGCAGTATATTTCTGGAATAAATAGGAGAATAAAAGATAATGAAGGATTTAACAATTGGGTTAAATTATGGTGGGAACTTAAAGAAGCTCTTGGTAATGGTAGAATGGATACTGATGATTGGAAAAATGAAATAATAGGTCCAAATATAAGACAAAGTTCTCCAAATAAACATGGCATATTTGATCGTGATAAAGGCGGTACTCATGGTAAATATTTATCAGAAAGAAAGGCTAGATATGGATATGAAAACAAATCTGACAAATAGTTTTTTGAAGAGGTATTTGATATTCGTTATGGTAAAGAAACATTTAACGATTGGATAAATAGAAAACGCGATGAATTTAAAAACTTATGGAATAACAGAAGTGTCAAAAACGGAATTATACCGGCTGTATTAAATATTCATAATCCGATTATAGAAGAAGGTCAAAATACTTATTATGAAGAACAAAGAAATTTATTTACACAAGCTAAACAAAAAGGAAACGATGCTATTTTGTCAAACAAATCTAAAAATGAATTCGGTTCCGATGTAGCTGTTGTATTTAACCCTAATGAAAATGTTCATTTTTTAGGTACAAAAAGTGATATAGAAGACTTTAAAAAATGGAAAAATAACAATCAAGTATCTAAAGTAGTTGATGAAAATGGTGAACCTTTAGTTGTTTATCATAGAAGTGATACTGAAAATATATCTATATTTGATATAAGTAAAGCTAAAAAAGAAGACCGTGTTTTAGCATTTGCTTATCATTTTGGTACGGAAAAAGCAGCAGATGAAATTGATTTATATGGTAGTAATGTTTCAAGTAAATATGCTGTATTTTTAAATATCAAAAATGAATTTAAATGGACAGACTTAGCTCAAGGTGATTTTGTAAGAGCATTGAGAAATTTAAAAAATAATGATATTATTTCTGATGAGGAATTTGATAAATTTAGAGATTATAAATATACTAAATCGGCTGAAGAAAGATTAAACTTAATGAAATCTTTATTCACAAGAATGAATAAAGATGGATACTCTTATATTAATAATGTAGAAGATAGAGGAAGTAAATCATGGGCTGTATTTGATTCTAACCAAATTAAATCAGCTACAGATAATAAAGGCACCTTTTCTACACAAAATGACAATATATACGAATCTAAACAAGATATAATAAGTCAATAGGAAAGAGAATAGATATATAATTTTATCGAAGATAAAAAGAAACGCTATTTATCTACTGGTTATTATAAGATGAATAAATCAAGACGTGAAATTATAAAAGATAACATAAGAAAAGAATTTGAATCTAAATTTTCACACTTTAGACTTAAGTTTTCATATGATGAAAAACGAGACCGTCTTACGATGTATACAGAACCTAAATCAAAAAAGGACATTGCTCAGTGGCAATCTATAATATTTGGTAAACAAAACGCTAATTCTCCATTCTCATAGTCTGATACTGAAGCTGTAATGAGGGAGATATTGAAAGAAGTAAGAGGTACAAGTATTCATGAACGTTTTATAGCCGACGCTATAGCAAAAGCACTAAAAGGTAAACATATTTCTTTTGAGTTTACTACATCATTGCCTCTAAACACTGCTGCAAGATATGATGCATACAGACACGTAGTATAGATAAATAGTTACGCAACATTTAGAAATGATAATAACTATTCAAACAGTCTTACATAGACTATAATGCATGAATTATTACATGCTGTTACTGTAGAAACTATAAACGGTAATGAGGAATTAAAATCTAAACTTGAAAATCTTTTATCTGAAGTTAAAAAAGCTTTAGGAGAAGATGCTAAAGATTACGGATTATCTGATACATATGAGTTCTTAGCAGAATTATCAAATATAAATTTTGTTCACAAATTACAACAAATTAAAGTTGACAAGAAAGACACTACATTCTTCCAAAGAGTACGTAATTTTGTTAATGAAATTATAAGAAAAATAGCATTATCAATAGGTGTACATAAAAATACAGCTTATGAAGATGCTATGGATTTACTTATGTAGTCAATGTTCCCGTAGGACTTCAAATTAAAAGTCGTATATCAAGAAAACGCTCCTACATTATTTGATTCTACATCTCAACAAAATGAAGTTAAATCAAAAATACAAAAACAATTCTCTATATTATATAAAGCTTATAAGAAACTTCCAAATAAATCTGCAAAACGTGAATAGATACAAAATAAAATATTTGAAACTATAAATGAATTGTAGTTATAGGATGATTAGTTGGCTATCAACACAGCATTAAATATGGCTATATAGAATATAGGTATTGTTGATAATTTATCTGGAGATGCTGCTAAAAATACAGTATTAGGTTTCTTACAACAACAAAGTCAGTTATAGGATCCATATAGTAATATAACAGCAGATGAATTAGTATTAATGTATCAAAATTCTATTGCATTCTATTCAAATCTTGTTAAAAATGAAATACCGTCTGTAAATGATAAAAACATGACATCTAATAATAGAGCTTTAAAGAAGGAAGTTGAAGCATCTATAGATAGTGCATATAACTTATGGAAAGAAGCTCTTGTTGTAGTTACCGATAAAATAGTAGACGATATAGTAGATAATGAAGTTATTACTAGTGAAGATTCAACTAAAGATGATATGAAACAAGTATTAAAAGATTACTTACATAGAAACGCAATGTATGGTGATATAAATACTTGGTATGAGTATACATCAAATAATGCAAGATCACAAAGTCCATTAATAAAAGCTGCATTTAATTTAATATAGTATGCAGAAACTAAAACCTTAGAAGAAAGCTATAAAGAAAGATCTAAGATAGTAAATGCATATGAAAAAGCTAATAAAATTAGCAAACAACTTACACGTAATTGGCAAAAATAGTTTATGGAATTTGATAGAAATGGTGTTCCAACTGGATATTTCATAAGACCTATTAATTATGGACAATATTTGTTAGATGTAGATGCAGAAGTTGAGCGTATAAATCAAGATTTTCAAAATAGATATGGATTTCATTATATAACTGATGATGTAACAGGTAAATTGATAAACAGTGTTACTAAATAGTTTGCTGATGATGAGGAATGGGAAGATGGAAAGATGCCACATATTGTAGAATATCAGCTTGCTTTATACGACTTTAAATGTAAGCATGCAAATTTGCGATATACATACGATTATTATAAAGAAAGATTAAGTTAGCCATATAAAGGATCGTTAGATCCCGATAATGTAGAAGCTAAATAGTTATCAGAATGTCATGGACTATCTCCAAAAACACTAGCCAAATATAATCTTATACAATCTAATATAAATTATTATCTAAATAAATGTAAAGACAAAGAAACTGGTTTTTCATACCCGGAAAGACTTACAGATCCAGAAGATCAAAGAAAACTTGATATGTGGAATCATCAACTTGAATAGTTATCGAATGCATATAATGAAGATGGTACTATTAAAACAGATGAAGATAGATAGATAGCATTCGAGCTTAAAGCTTGGCAGAAATGGATCGGTAGTCAAATAAATTCAGATATAGATTATGATAGTTATATGTCTGAAAGGAAAAGGATAGAAGAAGAATGTAACAAAACTGGAGATTTCACACCATTGCAATTATTTGTAAAATATAATGCTACTATAGGTATAAATCCTAATCTAATCAATATGATTTTTAAAGATGCTGAAGATATTAATCCAGAATCTCACGATGTAATATATGCAAGATTAATACGTGGAATGTTAAAATCTGCAGTAAAAGGAGATGGATTAGAACCAGATCTTAGACGCATGATGAATAATATACAATTTTGGATAGATTGTAAAAATACAGATCAAATAATAGAAGATGGTGGTGAACATAACACAGAAACACATGATTTTTCAGATTATTTTTACATGCATCCTATACCATATAGAGATGAACAAGGTTATTATTTAAATGAAGATTTAGAATAGACTGTTAATGAAGATGAAGCTATTTCGTTTTATCAATATATGGTAGATCATTATACGTAGATTGCACAAAATGATGGATATATACCTGGATTAAATGATGATGAAGGAAATCCTATAGATTTTTCACAATAGAGCGAAAATGATATAAGAACATTCTTTAAAGATTTATTTACATATACATATCTTCAATAGGATTTTGAAACTGGATTAATGACTGAAAGTAGAAAACCTTTGAGTATATTTAGTTATTTAGAGCCGTTAAATAAAGTATTTAATAATAAAGATGGTAAAACTGAGTTTTCTATAATTGAAATACCAAGAGGTAGATTTTTACAAAAATCAAATCCAAAATATATAAATGAACAATATGATATTTATCAAAATCAATCAGAACAACCTAATCCGTTTTATTATGATAATTCCGAAGCTTATGATAAAATGATGAGCGATAATACTATGCGTACATTATACGAATAGTTAATATAGTCAATGTAGCAATCATAGCAATGGATGGAATTTAATAATCAATAGTTCAATTATCAATTACCTAAACTACAAGCATCTGATGTTGTAAGTATATTACGTTCAACTAAAAAAGGTACAAAAAGTGCATTAGATAATATAAGAGAACAATTTTTAAATGTCAACACAAATGATTACGATTAGAGATCTACTGATGATTTGTATTTAGGTCCAGATTAGACTGTAAATCAAAATATACCTTTAAAATTCATAGGAAAACTTAAAGATAGAGAAAAATATACGTATGATATTACATCAGCTGTATTAATGTATGTAAATATGGCTTCTAATTATAAAAATAAACGTAATATATTGACAAAATTACAAGCTTTACGTTATGCTCAAGATCCAGAGAATAGAGAAGAAACCATAAACGATACTAAAAATCTTAGATCACAATACGACAGTATGATGGATTCACATGTATATGGTAATTTATACAAAAACAGCAGAACTCGTATTATTGCAGGTACCATTAAACGATTATCTACGTTACAAATGCTTGGAGCCAACTTTTTATCTATGGGTGCTGGTTTTATGGATTCAACAAGAAATATAATAAAAGATGGTATAGTAGGTAGATATTTTACATTAAGAGATCTCAGTACGTCTTTAATATCTACATTAAAGAATCTTCCATTATTTTTAATAAATATAGGAAATCCTATAGCTAATAATAAACAAAGTGCTTTAATGTAGTTATTCGGAATATCTAAAGATTATGCTGCAACAAGTAGTAATGTTGGTACAAATAGATTTATAAAAATACTGAATCAATCGTTAATGGGTGGATATTCAGCATTAGATTATATTTCAAATGCTACGTTATTAAGAGCTTTTATGAATAATTACAGATTTTACGACGGTGGTACAATACCTACAGGATTTTATACTAAATATGAAATGCAGTAGTTGTTCTTAAAAGCAGGTAAATCTAAATTTAAAGCAAACCTTGCACATATGAGTTGTGGAACTACACTGTATGGAGCATACAAGTTTAATAACGGTCTTGCTGAAATAAAACCAGAATACGAAGAGTATATTACTGAAAGAATAAAGAAAAATATTAGAGGAATTACTTTATTAAGAGGTGCATTAATCAATGGTGTAAACCCAGATAACGATAATCCTAAATATAAAAATACAATGTGGGGTCAGTTTATTGGTTCGATGCGCGCATGGATGTTACAACGTTCTCAAGAATTATATGCCGGTAGAGATGATGTATCAGTAAGAGAAGTTGAAGAAAAAAATAAAGAAAATATCGTAAATGGAAGAATAAAAAACATTAAGACATATGAAATAAAAAATAGAACTGTTGAACAACAGAATAAACGAATGTCATGGAATTATTCTATAGGTATGCCAGAACCTGAATTATTAAAAGCCTTAGGTAGATCTTTAGGTGTTATGTTAAGAGGTATTACAAATATATTTAGTTCTGGTGTAAAACGTAAACTTTCTCAAGTTGAAAAATTCGCCATAAGACAAACATTAATAGAAATAGGTATGGTATTATCTATGATATACACATATGATTCTATAAATAATTGGTGTAAAGATGTATCTCCAATTAATCCACAAAAAGAAACTATTTATACTCCAGAAGAAATTATACAATCTAAATTATATAAAGAATGGTTTAGAAATTCATATATTCGTACTGTCAATTCAGCAATAGAACAATGGGATGTAAATACAGTTGGTGAAATTGTAAACTCAGCTACAGTATTGTCTTCTGGTATAAAATCTTGGTATTCTATACCATCTGTTATACTTACACAGGACCCGTCTAGTCTTGAACCGTATGGAGATAAAATTATTAAGCAAGGAAAATACAAAGGTTTTACAAATCTTGAAGCATCAATATGGAAAACTTTAGGTGTACTTAATAATTTACATTCATCTTTCACATATAATGGTGTCAGTTCAAATACTTCGTTTTATTCACGTAACTATTCTTGGTGGATGAAAATGTTAGGAGATCAATATAAACCAATAAAAGCTACTAAAACATCATATCCATCTTATGATAATATTGATGATTATGCAACTATGGATGATTACGAAAGTAGTAATGATGAAACTTCTATTGATGATTATGCAACTGACGATGCATATGTAGAATAAAAAATTAAAAATTTCCGCTAATTGTTGTCATTCTATATATATGACAAAAAAATAAGGAGGCAATCTCATTTGAGACTGTCTCCTTTTTTAATTATCAAACTTATCTTATCTTTATAAGATTGTTGATAATCTGTTAATGGCATATTATGATCAACTGTAGTATGTAAGATTGTATTAGAAAGTAGATTATTCACTAATTTATCGGACGGTGACCAAAAATTTGCTACTTTTATCTTATGACTTGCAGTTAAATCTAATATGCCATTATAATATTTTTTTAGTTCTGGCTTAACATAAAAAGAATACACATAATAAGGAATATTATTAACCCTTTTTATATATGTATTCTTTATGTTAAGTGAATGTGATAATCTTACAGATAAATCTTTTGTATATTCGTTTCGTATATCATTATTAAATACTATAAAAAACTCTTTATCAAAAGAAGGTCTATCTGGATCAAATGTATAACATCCTATAAATCCAGTTTTATCTGTAAAATCAATTGGTTTTAATTTAGGCTCTATAAGAGGTATTATTATTTTTTCAAATTGACTCATAGGTTCAAAGTTTCAATACCGTTTCCTTCATAATAAGCTCTACTATGTTCCCATAGATCATTGTCCTTATGCCATACAATATCTCGTATAGCATTACGAACCTTTTCTACATTTTCTCCATATACTTGTTTATAAGAAAATGTAAATACACGTATATCACTTGTTAAACTATCAATAGCTATTATATACCATTCGAATCTCCATGTATCTCCATCTTCATGTAATTCGTTTGTTATATACCATTTGAGAGCTTTTGTATAAAAATACAATTGTCTTGTATAATCATATGTATTAACAGCATCTGCAAAATTATGTAAATGAGATGTTGTTTTCAAGTCCATTAATATGACTTTTTTATTATCATAATCAAATGAAACACTATCAAGTAAAGATTTACAAGGACAAGTAAATTCAATGTCATGATAATATTTATAAGAAATATATTCCCAATTGATATGAAATTCATGAAATACGTTTTTGTTATCTGCTGGTAACAATAGTTTACAAGCTGCTTTGTGATTACTTATGTTTTCTTTTATTTTCATAAGTTGATTTGCACTATAAGGTGTAATCATCTCACGTTGGTCTCTACTCTTTAGGAACTCTATATATTCCTTTAGCGTAGAGGCCTTTTTTGTGGCTTCTGAGAGTATTTTATCGTCAGACTTTCCACTTGTACTATAAGCTGCTTTATATGCACTTAGAAGGCTTTTATTTGGCTCAATTTCAAGACTATCCGCTAATGCCTGACAGAACTTTTCTTCATTTGTAGAAGAAGGTCTACTTTTGTCCCAGACTACATAGTCTTTTTGGAACTCTTCTGGCTGTAATAGGTATTCATGAATCATAGTACCTTTAGTCATAGATTGAGATGTTTCATCCTCAAGCTGACCGGATAGTTTTTTGTGTAAATAGGCTGGTCCTTTATTAAGAAACCAACCTATATTAGAATTACTAATTCGGGTAAAATCCTCGTAGTAAGGAATAGATATATCCATAGTTATTTTGTATCAATGTTCATGTATTTAATAACTTCATTGAAATCTTCAGGATAATTTTCAGCAATTACATCATTACAAAATGAAATAATGTTATCAAAACTACGTACTGATATATTTTCAATTATATAGTTAGCGAGTTTATCTTTATATTCATCTGTATTTTCAATAAAGTCATATACGATTGATTTAATCATATTGTCAGAAACGCCTTCAAAATTACGTTTATAACGTATACGTCCACATCTGTTTTTTATACAGTCAGACAATTTTGAATCATTATTACATGTCATTATTACAAGACGTTTGCCGGACTTCTGAACACCGTCTAAAAATGGCAATAAGTCATTTGTATCCCAACAATAATCATTTTTTTCAATTTCATCAAACAATACTACTACTGGTTGATTAAATTTCAAAAAGAAATCATTGAGATCTCGTACTCTGAACCCTGGATCTACAACAATAATAGGAAGATTTGTTTTTACTGCAAGTTGTTTACTCATAAGTGTTTTACCAGATCCTTTAAGACCAGTAAGTAATACACCAAGATTATTTGTACATCGTTCATTAAAATATTTAATAATACGATTTACAAAAGCATCTTCATCTGTAGTTGTATATATCTTATCAGGTAAACTGAGTATACCATCCATTTCAAGTATAGGACCTTGAAAAGGTTTATATTTCAAATTGTATACTCGACCTGCTTCAAGAGCATAATCTTCACCATTCTGTTTAGTAGTTATTTCCTTACCGTTTTTAATAAATTCTTTATTCATTCGCATTTAATGTCTTTTATCATCTCTTCAACTTGTTTATGGTTTCTAACCAAATAACATTTATGTTTACTTCGATGACGTTTTAAATAATTTTTAAACAATTTCCATCGTAACGGAAACGATTCCGTTATCATACCTTTACATTCTACAACAAACTTTTTGTCTTTATAATGTCCAATAAAGTCTGGTAGATATGTAATGGCTCTGATTTTCTCTTGTAAATATTCAAATTTGTCTAATACAGTAAAATGCTTTGGCTCATATTCTACTGGAATTCCAGCGTTCATAAAAGCTTCATAAGTATAACATTCGAGTTTACTTCTAAACTCTATACCATACTTATTGACCTTTGTCGCATTTTTTACTCTACCTTTATTCTTTTCCATAACTTAATGATTCTACACCAAGCTTGTTTCCAAGAATAAATATTTCAGACTTTTTTGATTTTACAGTTATCGAAAACGTTCCATCATTGTTTTTAAAAATGCGAACATTTACATTCGGGTTTACTTTAAAGAATCGCATAGAGCCACTATTTGCGATTGTATATGATAACAACCCTGCTGCAAAACCGCACAGAGTTGATAGAATCAAAGTTTCAATCATATTTTTCTAATGTTTTAGTTAACCACTTTTTCACTTCAGTATAAGAATTGTCTCTTATCGCATCTGAAATGTCTTTTGCTTTAAATTTTTTATGGACAAATACGGCATCCATTTTATACTGTTTACTATACTTACGAGATTCCAACATTCCTGTTTTATCTCTATCATATATTATCACAATATGTTTCCATTTACTACGTAATGATTTTATAATATTCTCAGGTATAAACGTAGTTTCACTTGATGCAGCTATAGCATAAAAACCCATCTCGTGTAAACACATAACGTCTTTTAGACTTTTTGTGATTATCAATAGATTACCTCCTTCCTTAGGCAATTCGGCTAATCCCTGGACATCACTATTTGTCAGATTAGTGCGCCATTTAGTATACTTGGAAGCAAGTGGTCGATATATTTTAAATTTATCAAACACTTTATATGCATACATAGGATTAGATTCTTTGTAGGTTCCCCTGACGACTCTATTACAAAGAAAGTATTTTATACTAAATACTTGATACAATTTCAACGTATCTAATGATATATGAAATTGTTTCCAGTATTGTTTATCTACTTCAGTGAATGGTTGACGAACTATTCCAATATCTGTTTGCCCCGAATCCACCGAGTTGGAGTATGTGCATTTAACAATACCACTATTAGGATTCGTTTTTCGGACGATGCGTAACAGTTCTTGTTCAAGTTTATCTCTTGTTTGTATATTCTTTATAAGTTTTATAAACTTAAGAGCATTACCTCCTTCACCACTTCCGTGATCTTTAAAGAATAAACCTCCATTTATACCTTTAAATATAGCAAAAGATGGATTTTTATCAGTTGTTCTTAATGGACTATTAAACAACTTTCCAACTTTAAAATCACCTACATAATAAGAATAAATGTCATAATCATCCAGTTTATCAAGTAAGTCTTTTATACTTACTGTGATTGCTGTTTTTGTACTATACATGACTTATAAGTTCTTAGTTAGTATTTGTGGATGTAACGGGAGTCGAACCCGTGACTGCCTAGGGACAAAGCCTACTAGGTCCTCTAACCACCTGAGGTATACACCCTAATTGTGCCGTCTTAGGAGTCGAACCTAAATATCTCTCATAAAGAGCGCATTGAACCACAAAATGCTATTTACGGCGTATTGTAGGTCACCTTGACAAGATTCCCTACTCACCAGTATACCCACATGCACTGGAACACATCTAAGATACGCTTAGATACAGGGCTAAACTTACATTATATTTCACAAAGCCTGTGTGTTACGTTGTTATCGCGTATGCATCCGCATAACTTCCCATGCAGCTCTGGCGAGAATCGAACTCGCACATTCATTACTGAATGACAGGTTTATAAATTACACAATCTAAAACTTTGTATTTAAACTTATTAATATTTTCTGACCGGTCTCCAAAAATATTAATCATTTTATCGTAATTTATTTTATTCCTGTTTTGGCCTTTTATTTCCAACAGAGCTTTACTATTGTACCTCGAAGGGGAATCGAACCCCCAAGTTCCTTTCGGAACGGCAGATTTTAAGTCTACTGCGTTTACCTATTTCGCCATCGAGGTATATTGTTGAAACACAGGGATTCGAACCCTGACTAATAGAACCAAAATCTATTGTGCTACCTTTACACCATATTTCAATGTGGGCTTTTACAGAGCCCTAACTGATGTGCGTGTAATCAAAAACTAAATATATTAAACGGGTAGGACTCTCACCTAACATTTGCCTCTACAAACGGTTTTAGGGTTTAACATATTAATTTCGCACATTGTTATCAGGAGAAGAACCAACCTCTCCTGATATTCGGGATTAACCGAAAACTCCACCAGTTACTAAAAGTTAGAACGGAAGTTCATCTACGTTTTTTGTCTCAGTAACCGGAGTGTCAACCTTTATAGGGTTAGTTGCAAGCGGATCAGCTGGCTTTTCAGCATCAGCTTTTACTGGTCGTTCAAGCAAATCGTTCTTGAACAACTTTATCTGAGACTCAGTTACATCCATAGGTTCTACATAAGTACCATACTTGGATACCTGTGTATAGCCATTCTTATTGTATATAACTTTAAGACGTAATTTCTTTTTGTCTTTGATAAATGGATCAAGGATACCCTTTACCCACTTAATCATTTCATCGAAACTATTAATCTCGACATCTGGTGTAGTTGTAAAACAATTAATCAACTGGATAATTCGACCAAACTGCTGATTATCTTTATTCTGAAGATCTGCATCAGTCTTTACCCACATGTTCTTTTCATTCTTCCATTCGGTAAATTCTGCTGTCTGACCAGACTCGTTTTCAAACGTTACACGCAAGAAATCTTTTCCCTGTGGACTTTTCTCCACAGAAACTTCCTTAAGTGTAATGTTATCATTGATACCAACTGGAATATAGTTAGAATTAAACTCTTCGTTGTTAATTGTTGCTGTTTTAGTATTGTACATAATCTTTATTATTTATATATCTGTTTCCAATCTGTTGTTATTGTACCATCTTCATTGCCTGTAGCAATAACGATGTCTTTTCCGCGAAGATGGGGAGCACGAGCTTCTTTGATGGTTCCATCGCCACCTTTAAAGCTTATATGGGTCTCATTGCCTTTACGATACAGATACCCTACGGCATCAGCTTCTCCGCAAATGATAGAACTGAGTTTACCAACCAGGTCTAATGCCATTTCTGATAATTCCTCACCGTTTTGGTCAACTTGAACATCTTTTACATGTCCTACCAAAATAAACTCGTCACACAATTCTCTGAACATATCTATGACCTTACGAACGGCTTGTCTAATATAGAAATATCCAGAACCATTAGGAAGAGTACGAACATCCGTACCTTTCCAGTTTTTTGCGATTGGAGTCTGTCGGTATAATGTTGCTGCATACGGCAGACATATTTCCTCTAATCGAGTTGCATTATCAATAGTGATATGCTTATAAAAATTATGTCCTACTTCGGAATTCTTAGCTCTAATGGCTTGAGCAATTTCACCTAAATCATTCACACTTCTTGCTTGTACTGCAAGAGCTTCGATAAATGTAGATCCTCCCTCAAGATCGACAATTAGATTATTATCTAACTGAGCAAGACATGAAGTCTTTCCTGACTTTGGACGTCCGTAAAGAATTAAGAATGAAGGATTAGTTGAACTTGCTGGAACTTTTTGTGTAGGTAATATAATCATGGCTCAATGGCTCTTTTATGTTGTTTATAACTTAATGTTAATTGTGTTTGTTTTTGTGTAAATATCGATGATAATCTTCTTTGTACTCGGCTTAAGCTTCTCGATAAGAGAAGACATAGCAAAGTCTGAATACTTAAAGGTATCGAAACCAATCTGTATCTCGTCGTCATAGAAGATAATAGGGGTACCATCCATGAGGAAGTATGTCTCACCGATAATAATGTTAAGCTTCTTATTGTTCTTCGGCTTATTGTAATTAGCCAAGAACTCAACAGCCTTAGCGAACTCCTTCGGATCGAAAGAATCGTTATTACTGTTTGTTATATTAACACTCGTAGATGCACCGAAAAGATAAGAGTTCTTCTTAACTATATCGTCAGCAATAATATCATCAAGAATCGCAGAATAGTCTGTGGTTGTATGAAAAAATGAATTGATGAAATTATTTGTATTATTGCACTCGTTTGCGTTAAATGTATATGTCTTCATATTTTCAGCCTTTTTATATCAGATTACGATTCGATCAAATTGTTATACATAAGGTCGTTCTCGAATTCAAGTATACAAGGTTTTCCAGCATCTCTATTTTTAAGCATGTGGAGGTATACTTTATTATTTACAGGTAGATGATTAGGACCATATTCTTGTATATTCAATATCTCCGGTCTATGTATTACTAAAACGTAATCACTTGCCTGAAAAATCGAATCTGATGATGATAAGTCGCTTCTCATAGGATAATGCGACAGTGGATTGTTAATTCTCTCTGGTTGTTCTATGTTACGATTCATTTGGGCTAATTGTATAACTGAAGTTAGTGGTAGTTTTTTAGCTTGTATAAATACTCGCTCTAATTCACTAATTGTTTCAATCGTACTGCCTTCTTGTTTCGTAAGCAAAGCGTGATCATAAATGATTACGAAATGCTTATTTGTATCTTTTACATACTTATCATAGAACCATCGGATAATATTGTTAACTTGCGTAGGAGTACTCGGGTTATCTACAAAATAAATCGGGTACTTCTTTAGCTGATTGGAAACATTGATTACGTCTTTAAATGTACTTTCATCAAGGTCCGTTTCCGAACTATACAAAGTCGAAGTCGTTCTCCGAAGCTTATTTGAGAGCGTTCTTCCAACTTGCCTAAATCCAACCATTTCTAATGAAAAGGTTAAAACAATAACATCCTCGTTTGGATTTAAATCAATTATATCTGTCTGAATTAAATTCGCCATGGAACTCTTCGATAATGTTATCGTTAAGCTTTTTATCTTAACTTCTATGGTTTATGTTGCTTCACCATAGTCCCGCGTACATGTTCATCCGTTCTGGATGCCGGACACTCTTGGATGGATTATATTTATTCACCATCTACGCTGTACGGTGATTCAGAGCCTTTCGTAATCTCTGAATTTACCACGGTATTTTCTTCCCAGAATTCACCGTATTTGCCCAGTTGTAATCCATACTCTTCCAAGTATAGACGGCAATATTCTAAATATCTTTCACGTTTACGCTTTAAATATATAGAACAGTTTTTATAAAGATAATTTGTTACATAAAAAGCAGTTCTTCCTGCATAATACAAAGAAGCTACGTTTTCTCCTATTCTTTTTGTAACAGTATTTTCAAATTCTAAAGGTAGCCAATGTTGTAATTCAGTTAAAAATTTTATTGTTCCTAAAACACTTACATTAGCTCTTTTGTGATTAGTATCACACCAAGACAAACATCCATCTCCGTCGTAATATCCTCTAATAAAATGTTTAATTAATCTTTTATCTTTGAATATTTCTTTAGGTGGAAATGTAAGTGTTGATGATTTTCTAGGAGTACACCCATAAGAATTTAATACTTCCCACATATGTTTACTGTTAAAAAACAGTCTACATCTATCAGATCCTTTATAATTTGTTTTAGATATATTAAGTGGTTTTTCTATATTTAACTCTTTTCTTAATTTATCTAAATGGTCTTTATCTTCTTCTTTTAATGAAACTTCTATTCTATATATTCCCTTTTTAATAGATCCATCTTTGTTTACTCTATATGGTGTTGTTATAGAACCATCAGCAAACAAAAATCCAAGCCAATATGCTTTATTTTCAGTATCTATTATGTCAAAATAATTATAATTTGTCATATTCGTTTTTTATTTATTAACGAATAAAAAGGTACGTTTAGTTGCAACTTGCAAAAGATTCATTACCGCTTCCTGAAATGCCAGCTATAGTATAAACCGTATTAGGTTCAATTCCGCCCATACACTGTTTATTGAACTTCATCCATCGCGTTTTAAGTGATGTTATATTGTGTTCCCTTCTACCAGCGATATAATTTACCGCTTCTTGTGCTACAACCGACATTGGTCGTATCACATCACAATAATTCTGTTCCATATGTATTGGTTTGTTTTTGTTCTATATCTTGCATCTCTGCCTCAGTTTCTTCCCATTGATGATCTATTAACCATCTCCACATCGTCTTCATATAACTTATCTTTCCTTCTCTACTCTTTTTATCAAGTTCAAATTTAAGACAATTTATTAAATGTTCTTTCATTGCTATACTTTTTCCAGTTGTAACATCGAAGAAATGACGACATTTGTTTACGTTTGCACGAAGATATGCTTTTGAGCCATCTGGGCGTAATACGTATACTGGGTACATATCGTAAAACATATCAAAGTAGTCTTTTTTGGGTGCTACTATTTCTTTAAGCTTTTCTGTTTCTTGATATGCCTTTAATTCACCTTTCTCTATCAAGGTGACAAGATTCTGAGACACTAAGTATGATATTTCGTCGTCGCTAATAAGGCTGACAATTTTGCGAACGTCTTGATTTGGTATTTGATTCTTATTCAATACCATACTTAGGAAAAATAATTGATTTAAATTTAAGTTTGGTGCTGCATCAAGCAGCTTTGTTTCTACTTCAATAATCATCTCTTATACTCTTTGGTTAACAAGCTGGTTACTAAAACAGCTCCAATTGTTGATAAACAAAATCTGAGATTATTTTATTCGCTTCAGTTATATAATACTGATAATTAATCTTGTAATCTTCAATTGGTTTGTCATATAATTTATTTAAAATAGTAACTCCAGATTTTGTTAGTAAGTTATTTTTATTTCCTTCACTATCTACTTTAAATAAATAATAATCGCTTTTTGACGCATAGAATCGGTTTATTCTCTGTACTGGCTTATTACCATGAAATACTTTGAACTTCTTATCTACGCGTTGATACATTAGAAAGTCTTTAATATCTGTATTTCTACAAATAAAGTCTTTCACAGGTTCTTTCGTCAAAAAATAGTTTATAACAGCTTTAGGTATAATGGCTGGTGCTAACCCTTTTCCTAATCTTGTATCTGTAATAAACATTCCCTTCTTTTCTATCAGTTTAGGATCTTTAGATTGTGAATATCCTTTTTCGACACCAAAATAGTCATTTATAGCGTACTGATAAAACGCCTCATAGTCATCGGACTCGAAAGTCAGTTGTGTTAATTGCTCAACTTCAGTTATAGCTTCCTGGACTAAACTTCTGTTTGCCTTCTTAGCAATATACATTACACCGTCAGTGTTAACTTGCACAATCTTACAATCTAACTCTAACAAACGATCCACAAGCATTAATAGTATTAATTGTCCATTAATACGTATTTTGAAGACACTAAATGGGTCGTACATCCAACTGGTTTCTTGTTGCATTTTTCCGGTAACAGAATTTAAAGTTAACTTTAGAGCTAAGTTCTTTAATTTCTGTCCACTATGTTTGGCTTCTATTCTTTCGGCATAAACCTTAGAATATACTTTCCAAAATTCTTCACCTAAATGACGGGGAATCCATTTATATTTTATAATAAAAGAAGGATACATTGATGCTACATCACTGTGTCCTATGTATTCATTGTCATCCGGTACGAAGATTCTGGGTGTATGTAAAGAATGTATTCCTCCTACACCAACAGAATAGCGTACGTTCGAGAGAACAAACTTCTTCTCGTAGCCTTTGCGTTCTTTAGAATATACTATTTGGCTCTTCATATCCTTAAGAACGTCTTGTAATATTGGATTTTTGTACTTTATGAATGGTAGAATGACGTCTTTTAATGGTATATAATCCATTGGCGAACGTAATGTTTTAACATATTGTTCACTAAGTTTTGTTTGTTCACAATACTTTTTCAATAGAAGCGTCTCTCCGAATTTTACACTATCCATTGAAAGAGCGTCAATTCCATATTCTTGTTCAATAAATAAACGTAGTTGTACATCACCACTTAAACGATTTAATAATTCTGTTGTGGATTCTACATCATTTATATTATATGCTATCATTTCGTCTATAGAATCATCTGGAAGATATTTTTCAAAATCTCCATCGTATTCTTCAACATTTTTATAGTGCATAGTTACTTGCATTTCTTTAAGACCTACACGTAACTTTGAACTAAATAGCATTGTAAGTAAGTCCATTGAGTAAAAATATTTTGCATATTTCCATCGTTTGAACTTACTAATGTCACCTTCCTCAGACGTAATTATTGCATGTGAAAGATTAAACAAAGAATCACATACTCTAAAGTATGGCAATCTATCTAATTTAGCATAGAAATCAATAATATAGTTTATCACTACATCGTCATAATGTTTATTATTATAACCACAGAATATTCTATCTACATTCTTATAATGAAAGAATTCGACTAATTCTGTTAATTGATTTTTTCTATTAGATATCTCAAAATATGATAATTCGTTTGTTTCTGTATTCTTACATACACAATGAAATACGTTTGGGAAAATCTCAATGTCGTAAACTATTACGACGGAATTACGTATTATCATGACTCAAAGGTTCTAGTTAGTAATGTGATAGAGGTGAGAGTCGAACTCACAGCAAAACTTTATCCGCTACGATGTAATTTTGCCCCAAGCATATGCGCACATATGCATCTCTATCTGACAGCTAATTATGCTGCCGCTGAAAGCTCCGGTAATATTATTCTACCTTTCTTTTGTGTATGGTCCAAAAGATTAGTAGAAACTAACATAGAATTCTTTTTCTTTTCTACATTAGTGATACGTTGAGCTTTTTTCATCAAAGTAGCATTTTTTGGTATGTCATTAATACTACTATGATTGAATATGTCAAGATTGCTGTCTTTTAACTCAGCAATCTTTATTTCTTCGTATTTATCGGATGATTTTTTGTATCGTCCGATTAACGATAACTTGTCGTATACTGAAATAACGAAATTTCTGCAACGTTCGGTTTCCTTATCGCGAGCTTCTTCCCAAGGTTTTAGGAATTCTTTTTCGAACAAATCCTGTTGTATACCATCTAATTTAATTGGACATGGATTTTTCTTTAACCAACGTTTAAACTTATGTTGTGTATACGCTTCCATATACGCAGCAGAAGTCTTAACAAGTGGTTTAAACACTGTTTTAAGCTGAAATTTTCCAGCTTCTGATAATACTCGTGTTGATACAACTTTACCATTTTTGTCAACAATCGATTTATAACACTTTCCTGTTGTTATGTTTGGATATGTTATATGCTCTGGTTTAAACCACTTTGGTCCATTTCCGTTTTCACGGATAAGATTGTTTACCATTTTACCAGTAAGTTCATCTTTAACCATTTTACTTTTCATCAAAGGTGGTATGGTATTGTTTCTCTCGCTATATTTTCGACTGTACGCTCTTTGCATACCAATCAATTGTTTATTTGCTGTCTTTCTCATAGTTATGCTGCTGTTTTAATTTGTTCAACATTTTTGTTCAATGACATCTTTGTTTTTAATGTCATTTTTACTTTGCACCACGGTTTCTTAAAGTGCGATCTTGGCTTTCTACTCTTGAATGCTTGAACCTTATCAGCCTTTCTTGCTTTTTTGGCTGCTGCAGCAACATCTTTGTTATTGTTTGACGACTTCTTTTCCTCTGTCTTAGGCTTTTCAACCTTTACTGACGCTTTGTAAGGATTGATTGATGTCTTCGGTGGAAGTATTTCTCGTAACTTGTCGAGGATATGAGAATCTGTGTTCTTTATCCAGCCGTAATCGTCAGCTAATAAAGTAACTTCGATGTTTGTATTTGCTAACGCTTCCTTCACCATAGCCTTCATAGAAGGATTGAATATGAACAAGATGTCATATCGCTTTTGGCTTTTTATTTCAGCCTTAAGCTCTTCTATAGACTTCTTGAGTTCCTCTGATGTCTTTTCACCATTCTTAAAACGGCGTTTAAGCGCTGCTATACGGCGATTCTCGTATAACGTTTCACGTTCTTTACGAATCTTCTCACGAGAAGCTTCAAGCTTCTTCTTGTCCTCTTCAGAGAGTTTTTCAATCTTTACACCACCCATAGACTTGAGAATCTTCTTCATAGGTTTTGCTTCGTTTGTTACAACAATTTTGTTGTTTTTAGCCTTTCGTTCAGCTTTTTCCTTTTTCAGGTTCTCTGCACGAATCTTCTTTTCTTCTTCGTGCTTTTTGTTATCTACAGGTTTTTTCTTTTTTACAGATAATGTTGTGCTCTTGTGAGCTATATTGTTTTTATTGTTCTTTTTCATATTGATTATGATTTTATTAGTTTTACATGTTATAAGAAGGGATAGTAGTGTGTACGGCATCGAACCGTTCATATGAAAAGATATGCTGCCCTTTACACACACTTATTTTTTATGCTGCTATGTCTGACTTAAACATAGACAACATATCGTCATTAAGGTCGATAGTTGTCTTAGTATTAAACTCTTCCATTGCTGCATCATACTTATTAGCCTTAAGCTGAAGATCCTTAATGAGCTGAGCAATCTTTGCCGAAGAAAATGACTCCTTCTTACCAGTACCCTTGAGACCCTTCTTTGACTTCTCAGTTGGATTGATAGTCGGAATCATCTTAAGCTGCGCTATAGCCTCCTTTGCTTCACATGCTGCAAAAATGCTATAGTTATTGCTCTTCTTAAACTCATCTAGGTTGAATGCGAGACCCATATTCAGATACATAAGCATACCCTTAATAAGGATTCGTTTCTCTGCCATCTGTGTGATCTCATTATAAAGCGACTTCAGGTCGTAACCTGAACCAAGGCCCGCCTTAATAGCCTTTGTTGACATTACGTTTTCATTACGAATTGTACGCCAATACTTCGTGATCTTATCGCAAAGATTCTTACGAATGTTGATGATATTACTTGAATTCAATTTTGTTGATGTCTTATTCATATTGTTTGATTTAAATTAAACTTCAGTTAAATTGAATTCGAGATCATCTACCTGGTACCTATTATTGTTACAACTCAATAATAAGCTTAACCACATTATCCTAGAGATCAAAATCCTCGAATATGATCTCAAGTTTTATTTCTAAAACTTTTTTCAGATAATGTGATTAATATATGTTGTTGATAAATTAAGACATTGAAACGTTATATCTTTTGTTATTCATCATCAAAACTTAACGATGTAATGTAAATATCTAAGATAATACATTACTAAAACCCCTAGAAGTTAGTGTCTTGTATTAATGAATCTTAACTCCAGATACTCCGTATTCTATATCTATAAACTTATCACCAGCACTATCTCTGAAAGGGATTACCTTGCGTTCCATTCCATTGACGTTGATTACGATTTTATCCGGTACTTCTACGCGATTAACATAGGCATGCTCCAGTTCCGACTTCACCGAGCCCCCCTCGAAGGGCACATCACCTTTGTTATTACATACGTGTTCGTAGCAGGTAACAAGTCGCTTTACGACCGCATCATAATCACCGTCACGTTGTGAAAGCTTAGCAATCTCAGTACTAAGTCCTTTTTCAAGTGCGACACTATTATTGCCAATAGATAAATTGACAAGAGCGTCCCATACCTTCAATGCAAAATCATTAAAAGGTATTTTTATCTGACAGGCTAAAAACTGATTCCAGAAAAGATAAGGTGTTTTTCCAAGTACAATCGTACCGTCCTCACGAATGGAGATAGATTTGTACTTTGATTTATCTTTTGAATTGTCAAAAACCTTGTCAGATATTCGTGTATCACAAAGAAGATACTTTATAAGTGATACAGATGATTTTGACAAGATTCGCTTAGCCATTACTCATGAACATTAATCTGCACGTCTGCCGGTGCATTACCTGACGGACTTGCAGGCTTGCTAATCTGTGCTATATAATCGCTAGCCTTCTTGCTGTTATCGTTGATAGCAGAAAGAATTGCCTGCTCCATACGGTTAAGAGAGTCCTTAAGCGTACGGATGTATGAAAGCTCCTTGTTGTTAACCTCGTTAAGATAGCCCTCGAGCTTCTTCGGGTCAACAAATGCCTTTTTAGAAGGACCACCCTTCAGTGCCTCCTTTACTGCCTCAGCAGTTACTACGCCATAGGAAATCATGTCGTTTGTTACCGGCAAGGTAACATCTGCTGAGCCGTCGCTGTTCGGATTGATGAATACTACTGGATCGCCAGTAACATCTGTACCGATTGCTACGCTGATGATATCCTTAGCCTTAATCAAGTAGCGTCGTGGTGAACGGTTGAGGATGAGCTTCTGGTTATTCTCCATCTGGACGGCATTCTTCTCTGCCTCGAAGTTGGGCCAGCAGTCACGGACCTCAATCTGGAAAAACTGTTTACCAAGGTTACTACCTATCATACTAAGTGGGGTGCGATTATTCGCTACTGTTGTCTGAATGTTTATGTTCATAATATATCCTTTTTGATATCGTTTTTGATTAAACCAACGATATATTGTTAATAAATGTGAATTAAAAGAAAAAAGAAAAATGCACTGCTTCGGAGAGTCGCTTAGGTGCTTTTTATATAGATAATGTGTAGTTGCTGTTCAAATGTTAAGCACGCTTTTTGTATATTTAGTTACATATTTATATTCCTTAAAATGAAGCTCAATCTATATAACAGGAATCCAACGGTAGGATTAGCTTTGCCATTTCATATACAGTGTGTAAAGCTTAGAATGCTACATCAGAGAATTCAATCTCATATCTATTTTTTGTAATGTTTATTTTTATAAAAACATAATACGAAAGTTAATCCGTATATTCTTTGATACTGATTGTTAGACAATCGGCAAAATTTCTTAAAAAGACTAATGCACAATATGTATCATACCCACGAAAATTGTTTTGAAATATCTTTGTTAGTTCCCCTATAAACTTACAAAAAATTTCATTTTGCAACTTAGCTGTTGCCGCGCATCCTTGTTTTAACGTCCAAGGATGTCCTGTCGACGGTTTCCTATACTTACTACGTGCGTGTGTAGCTTTTTACGCGAGGAGTGCGTTTCATTATCGAACGGTCTTATATCTTCCAGAGGATATTTAGAGACCCTACGGCTTGTTTTCTTCTATTGGCAAGTGCTTGCCTCATTTGTTTATAGTGCACGAATATTGAGATTTTAACTCATACATTTTCGCTTGTCACCCACTTTAAGAGCTTTTTACACATCTATAGACAGTAGATAGTAAAAGATGTTTCCGATACATCACCTGCATACGCTTCTGCACTGCGTCTCATGACTCCTTAAAGCTGCCCATCACTTCCATGTATTAGATCTACCTTTCGATTTACATACAGATTTGCTGTCTGTATTTTACTCCTGGTTATCATAACGGTTGGCACTCGAACTTCAGACCTCGTTACTTTCCTACTTACAACGTAGGTTTTTTCACTATCTGGGGACATTCAATTTTTGTTAATAACTTGTTTACTTCTTATTTATCGCTACATATTTTCATATAAGATATATAAATTTATTTATATACGCAGTTATAGTTTAACGGATTCTATCCCACAGGGACTATAATATATGTATATAGATAAAAATCTTATATTATGTTTTGTATTGAAACGAAAGATTACTTTGCAAGATATACTGGAATGTATAACCATTATTTCATCTTCGTGATTGTTGATTGTTTCTTGTTGACTGTCAAGTTGTCACCTAAATTCTTACAAGGCATTTACCCTTGTAGACTATAAACACAATTTCGCTTACCAAATTGTACCTATATCATATCAGACTTTGTTCGCGGTCTCGTATCGCGCATGATTTTCATCAACTAAGGGTCTGCCCCACCCTCCTGGTAGTTTCTCTTTTATATCCCGATAAACTACAAAAGCCTGTCGGTCGTACTTCATCATATATTCAGTCGTTTTACCCCATCACTGGCTCCCCTTCAACGGAGATGTGCTGAATCTAACAGCAAGGACTTACATAGACAGCATATTTACGATATACTTTGTGAGTATTATCCTCACAATATTGCTATACTCCATACATTTTTTCATACCTTCATACTGGATTTGGCGTCCAGGAACACTATACTACAGCTTACAGATTTAATACTTCATACTTATTTTGGATCTACTTCTCGTCGTACACCGATATCATTGCAGACTGTACCATACCATGTATACATTCTCCCACAGTGTAAGTTTTTCGTAAGTATGTTTCAACTCGTGTTACGTTTGTACATTCTTAGTATTATTGAATGCAATTACGATACGACTATCATTTTGCTCTTTTTGAGACTTACGCGTATTTAAGAGGTCCATCGCCAGACGGTTCTCATGGACATTAGGACTTGATAATGACGCTCTGTCCTCTTACATATGAATTTTCACAACATATGTATTTCGTTCTACCTTTTGGGTGTCTCACCTTTTGAGAAGGCTAACATATTCTCGAACCAAGTTTATTTTTTATTTTTCGTACATAGGTTAATGGGACCTACTATATGTACTTACCTACGATATACATCTACCTACAGCGCAAAGCTGTAGATAGATATATAATGCTAATTAACATCCGTAGAGGAATTTAACTTTTTCAGATCATATTCACCTACCTTATGTACTTTGTACATATAAGTAGGTTTATGATCAACGGTGTCTTCCTTCACATCCGTACGTGTTGCTATATAAAGAACTGGGACGTGGACTGTCTTCGTCTTTACTCTACAAGGTACGTTTACCTCAATAGATTTTGTTTGTGAAACATACACTGTATCGCGTACAGTGTCTACTTTATTCTCTTGTGCACGTTTGTTGAGCTGTAAATCAACAGGAAACTGCATCTTATTCATGTCAACTGTTGGCATTGTTGCAGCCATCATTTGAGTTCCATGAATAGAATCTGATTTTGTAACAGCATCAGCTAAGCAAATTCCGGATATTGCAAAAGCAATGCTACACAAAATTGTTGTCAACTTTTTCATAACTTTGATAGTTTAATCGATTGCATGTTTAAATGCGTGTACAGCTGCCTTAATACGGCGATCAAGATTTGCAATAGTGTTTCCGATCGCCGAAATTAGTTTTTTGACTGCTTTCCTTCTTTCTTTTCTGCATTAGCTGCATTTGAGAATTCCTTGTAAGCAATGTTCTGCTCCAGAGGATCGAGGAATGCGTTCACGATAACACCTGCACGCTTCTTGACGTTCTCAAGGATTTCATCCTTCTTCTCGTTAGATTCGAGTTCATCGAACTTAACGTCGGGCATCCAGAGATCGATAATGTTGCGTACGATGAACGTTGCCTTGTTCTTCTTCTTGACGTCTTCTCCCTTGAAGTCGTCGATGAGGCTTTCAACAGCATCGAAGTTAGGATGGCTGATACATTCCTTGATAGACTTGCAATAGTCTATGTTCTTCTGTACCGGCTCAAGCATGTTCTTACGAACACTCTCGCTGCTATCCTTTACTGTTTTCTCCTTGCGCTTGTATTCTGTTTCATACTCCTTGAGACGTTCGTCAACATTCCAGTTAACGAGCACCTTAACGATTGCTGCTACTGTAGAATCCTCAAGACCTGCGTTTGTGGTCTTGTTTCGAGAAGAACGATAGAGGATAATGAACGGAGATATTGGGTTCTTAGTTTCAACAGCCTGGTTGTACACATAGTGTGCGAGACCTACTGTTGAGAACGGGCATTCTCCGATAAGTAAACGCATGTCTTCCAGGAGATCAGAAACAGATTTTGCCTTAATCTCCGCAAGTTTGGTCTTACTTTCATCGGCGTTAGCAAGCTTAGACGCTTCAAGCGATCGTACCGAGCGAAAGAACTCGGTTGCACGAACCATACGATCGTATGGACGTGTAGACGCAGACGTGTCTCCAAGGATGAATACGAGCGACTTCTTGAGCTGCTCGTCGTTGGTAACCTTCGATGGATCAGTTGTAGGCTTTTCATCTACAACAGCCTTCTCCTTCTTCACCTTCTTTTCAGTTTCCTTAGAAACTACCACAGCGTTGCTTGGAACCTGTACGGTACCGTCCGCATTGGGCGCTGGGAGAAGTTTTGAATCGATCTTAATACCGAGCATAGGAGCTACCTCTGTGATTGCACCAAGCTGAGCAGAGCTCATCTTAACTGCGAAAGGTGTCTTTGCAGAGACGATCTCATTCACGAGAACTGTTACGAAGCCGATGGCAGTAATACCATCAATCTTCTCCACAACAGCCTCACCGAAACGTGTTTTTGCGTTCGGATCGTCGTGGAAGAACGTCTTAAGACCGTTCAGAAGGTCCACCTGGTGGTTTGCGTCAAGACCAGTGTCTGACTTACTATTAAGCTGCTGATTGAGCTTGTTAACGTCAATTACTTCTACTGAAGTAGATGTTACCTCAGTAGTATTCTTAGCTGCAGGAGCAGCTGTCTTTGTTTTCTTATTGTTTGCCATTTTGATAATGTCTTTTAAAATTAAATTTGTTGAAAAATGAAAAATTTAATAGATTAATTACTTGTGACACTTTATGTCGTCACGTTAATACTCCCAAAAATAGATCGTTTTGATCAAGATGTGTCGAAATAGGTATACATAATTGTGGGTTGAACGGTTTAACAATTCTTAACATACAATCCTCCGAGACAGTTCGAATGTTGATTGGTTCAGGTGTACTCTTACTCACAGCGACTGGTTCAGATTTCTCTGTTCCGTTGGTGGTGCTAAATACATCTGTTAACAATGCACACATGGCATTAGATGTATCTTCGCACAACTGTGTGGAATACACCTGATCAACATTTTCCTTACTCGGCTTATTGTGTGCTGATAGCAACACTGTTGTAAGAGCAAAAGCTCCTACATAGGATGCAAACAACGTCCAGAACAATTTGTTAGACTCATTGTATCGAGAGATACAGCAAATCAAAACTATTCCGATAATAAACCAAAGTACAAACATGTTTTTAAAGTTTGAGTGATTTTTTAATGTTCGCTCGTGTACGAGAAAGGATCGACTTAATCGTACCGGTCGAAATAGACAGATTCTTGCTAATTTGTTCTACAGTTAGATTATCTTTGTAAAATAATAAACAAATTTCTCTGTGTATAGGAGAAAACCTGTCAAATTCCTCCAATAATTGTTCGTATGTTATGCGATTGACAGTATCACATTCATTCGACTCAATTTGATCTAATGACATTTTATTGTCATCATCTCCAAGAAACTTGTTTTTGTCACCAATTTTACGCAAATAATCTATTGCAGTTCGATTAGCAATGATTCGCAACCATCCTCCGAATGAAGAATAGTCTGTGAACGACGAGAGTTTGTAATAAACTTTTAGGAAGACTATATTTGTTAAATCTTGAGCTTCATCGAAATCTTTTAGATATGAATACAACACATGGTCTACAAAGTTTTTATATCGATGAAAAAGTTTATTAAAAGCAAGTGTATTACCTGCTTTGGCGTCCTTGATTAGACGAATCTCCTCTTGGGTAATCTTAGGATTCTTCATAATCAACAAAATATTATATACCGGTTATTAAGCTGTCACTGCTGTAAGAGTCGGTTGCTCATTAGTTCCGCGCTGTGATCAAACACTACTCTCAAGGAGACGCGGATATTACCTAAAAAGGTAATTGTTCGAGCATCAGTGCTTTTTTTGCACATTTGACGCTCTCAATTAGAGAATCACAGAAATATATATACAAATGTTTTGGTAGTAATTTATCCATTGCGCTGGATATTATGCGTGTTTTTATTTGTGAGGTTAAGTCAGAATCTTTCTTTATATTTAAGAAGATTTCTGTAAATATCCAAACAGCATTGTTTTGTACTACGTAGTCATCCGCTATAATTTCTAGTAATTCTCTACTTTCTTTTGAAAATCCATCTCTAACTAGTAACATTGGTTCATACAATTTATTTGATGCGCCTTGATTGTATATGTTACGTAACAAATCTATTGTTTCGCCTAATGTTTCTGGTATATGAATCTTCATTCCTGTACGAATTGCTTCGCACAAGAGTCTGTTTTTTAAATAATTTGGGGAACTAATCATATGTCGAAATGTTCTATTAATAAATTCATCATATCTTCTTGCTCCCAGTCTTCGAGAAAGTCCAAGTACTTACGCTTTATTTTTTCTTTTGTTTCATTTTTATCGTAACCACTTGTAATAGAAGTAACGTATGCATTTTCTATATATGCATAATGCGTTGTGAACCAGTCTACCCATCTTTCAACAAACATCCAATGCTTTTTTGTTTCATAGATGTTTACTTTAGATGAATTAGACTCAGATGATAGATTGTTCCAATCTATTGTTTTATGAAAATCAAATCCTTTATTTCCCTTTTTAATACCTAACACTATACGTGTGGCATTATCTCTTTCGAGTTTAGATGCATAAATAGATATGAAATTCTTGTAAACATGATCTACCCAGGCTGTTTTAGAATTATTCCATAACAACGCTAGGTTTACTACTAACGGAACTCTGTCCCGTAACATAGCTTTATATCCAGTATTAACCATAGTCGAATATAAATAAATACACTATTCTCACGAACCGTGTATTCACATTGCTAAAACCTTAAATACAAGAATTACGACAATTCTACTAGTTAAATCTAATTTAATCATGTTAGTTGTGAGTGCCGTGGAATCGAACCACGTTTGATACCGTCGTATCGCACTACCTCCACTTTAGTAGGAAACACTCAGATTAAACTCACGCTACGTGGGTATAATCTATAACATTATAGTTGCCAATTAAATTTATATATAAACGCTTAATGTATTTACTTCCTTTGGTAATCAAATGCCAATACACGCCCGATTCAGTTTTTTATTAAAGTGTGAGAACTGAAAAACTCACTAGGTGACGCTTTTCTCTGTGGACGTGCTGGGAGTCGAACCCAGGTCTTACCAAATTACCTCATACGCGTAAATATCTTTTGTAATATTCTGTTGATCAGACAGAATATCGTATTTAAGCTTGTTTTTAGGCGTTCTAAGACACTTTCATACGTCTTGTGATTAGCTACTTCACTTAACATATTTGAATGCCTTAGAACGCTTTATTTCTATGCTTAAATCATAAGCAGTGATGTACTGACTCAAAGGTTCTTGTACGTTGCTTTACAACATTTTTTGATTTTGTTTAGAATAATATCTTAACCACTATCGAGGCTATCTAAGACATTATAGGTTCAATGACTCGCTAAACTAATTCTTTGATCATGTTATTCATATTATTATACCGTGAATTCGGTAATGTTTTCTCCCTGACTGGTTCTAAGACTCTGCAGGAAACGTTAATTCGTTTCATAGTGTTTCTTAGGCGACCTCAATGTCCCTGTACCGAATACTTTCCGTCTCTCTATATGCAATGGCTCAAAGGCTCTTTTGCTGGAGAAAACATACGTTTAGTCGTACCAAGAATAGCGGTAGCAACCAACTTCTGAATTATAGAGCTCATTGAGTTCTTCATTCAGTGTTTTGTTACTTTCGCTGATCTTTTCCGAAATGTCCTTATCGAGCTTTTCAAGCTCGGTCTTGTACTGAGTTGGAGTAATGAGCTCCTTCTCGTCCAGAGGCTTGTTGAAGTTATCGCCCGGCTTCGAGCAGATACCTGTAAGCTTGTCGAGTAGCTCACTTGCACGAGTGAGCTTCTCCTTGGTGATCTTGTCTTCACGACGACGAGCACGCAACTGAAGGAGTGTACGACGCTGTTCAAGCGTAGCTTTTCCTATAGCGTTCTTGAGAAGACGTATCTTCTTCTTCTCTTCTTCCTCTTCCATCTCTGCCTTCACCTTCTCATGAAGCGTGGTTGGCATGAGATTACCCTTACGGATCTGGTCCATTACGTTGTCCTCGTCTACTGTGGTTACGTTCACCTTCTTTGTTTCTTTGTCTTTTGCCATTTTGATAATGTTTTAAATGTTAATAAATTAAGTTTATAAAAAAGATGTTGTTTTAGAAATCGTCATCTTCGTCTTCCCACTTCACGTTTTTCTTTTCACGCTTGTAAGGCTTTGCTTGTACATGACGTGGTTTTGAATACTCCGATTTCTGTAGTTTTTGTTTTTTCTGACACATAAAACGATTGTTTAGATGTTTGATGCTACCTTTTTAATCATACCTAAAATTTTAGGTGTGATTTTGTACTTGTTTTTCAGATTTTCTGGTGGATCAACTTCACCGAGAATCTTTATTGCGTTGATCAAAGCTTTGTTGTTACCTTCTGTAACAGCACGTTTGGCATCCGAACTTAATCGGTAACCAAATATAATTTCTTGCATGAACAAGTCAGTTTTTGACAGAATGTCAAAATACATTGTTCCGATCAGAAGACATGCACTCTGTACAGGATCATCATCTTTGACTTTCTCAAAAACAGCTGCATTTGTATGCAATGCTGCTAATTGAGCTAACTCACAACTATCCATCAAATGGATATTGATAGATGTGTTCTTTGTAGTGTGTTTTTTTACAAACTCTGACAATTCGTTAATTTCATCATCAGAAAACTGTGTGCCGTGATAACAAATCACGACAGTACGAATCGATTTACTTGGCATTTGTCACTCCTTCCTTTATTAGTTGAAAATGTTTACCATCAATGATGGTATCTACAGTATGTTTCTCGTATATGTCATCTTCATATAGTTGTTTTCGTTGAAGATTGTCGTATATCGTTTTTCCGTGTAGATACTCCGTTATGACTGCGTTTTTTGTTAACGATCCATCTCGGTTGTATACAACTGTAGCGACGTTGATGAAGGTTTCATGAGGCATGTGAATGAAGATACTGTCTGTACAGGATTCTTCTGCGTATCGTTCCTTATACTTGCAGATTTCTTGAACGTTGTCGAACGTTGGGTTTAAAGCCTCGTCGATTGTTCGCGCAATATACACAGAATCGTTACGACGTTCTGTGCGAATCTGCTGTTTTCGTTCGGATTGATGATCACATGACGTTACTACGAGCGCCGTCATAAACAAGATGATAATACAGGTTACGAATGTTACAATACCGATAAACCGGTTTTTTACAAACTTTTCTTTCATTTTTGATAAATGATTTTAATTAATTTATAAACTTTTTGTCCAGTTTTTATGGAACTTGGAATAAACCTTTGCATCTTTAGTTGTTTTCGCAACATACACACTTAAATGTGTACTAAAGTTAAGTGAAAAGAGGTATGCAACAACCTCCTTTCACAAATTTAGTCAACTCAATTATTCGTCATCGAGTAGAACACTTCCAGCTATCATGAAGCTTAGAACAAGTCCAATCAACATAACAGTTATGATCACACAACATGGCATCGGTATTGCATCGCAATGTTTCAAAAATTCGTATAATGCATACAAACATGCGAAAGATGCGGCATATGATGCACATACTAATACAATAGTGGTTTTTTTCATGCTTTTACAATTATTATACCGTTTTCTGCACAATTAAAAGTCTCATGATATCGCTTATCACTAATATTTGGGCATAAATAGATATCATCTAATATACATCCTTTACACCCGTCTTTTCTTTTTACAGCTCGGTATACTTTGTTTTGTATTGACACGAATTGTCCGGGTTTAGGTGTTTTCATACTAGTCTGTATAAATTAAATCTCCCAAATAGATACGTATGTAGTGTTTCTTCGTTTCGAAGTCTTCTTTGAGTTCTGCGCTTACAAATTTGAAGTAAGCATAGTCTCCATACGCATTTACTAGTTTAATGACATCAAAGTCTTTTGTAAAAACTTCATTGTATTTTGTTGTTACAGAGTGATTGATAATTCTCTGCTTACGACGTACAATGTCGTTGAACGTTTTGCTTTCAACAGGCAAGATCAAGTTCTTCATTATACGCATGTTTTTCTTCTGTATATAATGAAGAGTCTTTTTCTTGCTTGTTGTATTAAGCACATATGTGTCCCATCTACTTGATTTTACTACGAACAGATACGGACCGATGAGTTTTCCGCTTACTGTTTTTCTTCGTACTAATTTTCCTATCGTTTTGCCCATTTTCTTATGTATTTGTTTTTGAACCGGATGATAGATGAGATCTGACCGTTTTTAAGCTTGATGCCTAATGACGGTTTGATGTTGTTTGCTTCACACGTTTTGATGTATGATAAGACACTTGGAGATACAGGAATTAACTCCGAAATGTCATTTTTTGTATCATTGTAGATAGCATAATATCTGATTTTACCAGATGTTGTCTTTTCTTCAATGTACTTATCAATACATTCAGTTTTACACACAACGGTGTCATACTGTGCTTTTGTTTGCGCACAACCTCTTACTACACTTAAAGTGAAAAGTAAAAGAAGTATTCCAAAACCGATATAGTGTCCAGGGTCGAAATTACTTTCTTTTGTCATAACTTTGATTAGTTTTTTTACTTTCAATGGACTTCCTACCACTGATTAGGATTTTTATTAACTTTTTCAGCACAATTTTAATATAACTAGGTTCTGCATATATTGAAGTTTCTTTTAAATTGTTGAAAGTAGTTCTTCTTTGTGCTGATATGTGAATAATACGTTTTTCTATCTCTTTAGACACCCATCTAATCGCTTCATATAAAGTTGGAACGGATACATAGAGATATATTATGTCATCTGTAAATTTTGATTTACTATCAACATGATTCCAATCTGTTGGATAAGACGACATAAGGCAATTGAACTTTCTACCTTTTGGTTTATTTTCTTCCAATTTCTCTATACAATAATGTGTAGAGTATCGATCGAAACCTAAGGCTTTAAGTCCAATTGCAGTATTGTATGTCACAAGATTTTTTACGTCTGTCATTTAGTTATTAAGAATGTTAATGATGTTTTTAACTTGTTAGAATCTAAGAACGTCTTAAACAATCTTTCTAGTACGTGTGCTGCTGAAGATGTTATATCTTTTGTCAACAACATTGTCGTATTACCATCTTTTAACCAAAGACGATTACGATCATTACCAAGCTTGTCTTTAGTCACATTCTTCTTCCTCGGTGGATGTATCTGATTTGTACATCTCAAAGTCTTTTTTGATTGCTTCATAGAGATCTTTTGTTTCTTTTGTTTTGATAGCGTATCTTAGACATGCTTCGGTAAGACTTGATAAAACATTAAATATGTTTTTGTCTTTATTTTCAAGTCTTTCTATAATGAAGTCAACTTTTGTTACAACTTGATAACACGTCTGTTTGATTATAGCTACCGGTAAACTCTCGTCGTCTGTACTTGTTGTTGTTATGTTAACACTTATTGGTGTATCTTTTAAAATACCATAGATTGTAGCTTCAAATATATCTATGGTGTCAGCATTAAACGCATTATCTTTTTTAAAGAAGATTTTCCCTTGTAGTGTTAAAGGATTTAATTCTGTCATTACAACTTTTTGTAACAGAACGTCTGGTTGTCCCACTACTGTGGTTCGTCCTATTGTTGTCATGTTCTTTTTATGTTAATCGTTTTCTATAGTATCGTTGATTTCAAATACGACCTCTTCAACATCGTCACAATGATTACCGTTTACTTCGGTTACATTGTGAAATATTGAATTTACTGTTTGAATACTGATAATACCTTCAGTATCTTCGTAGATACTTTCAATATCCTTGATTTTTATACCTACTGTTTCTGTTGGTGTAGTGATTGCTATGAATTTTTCCATACGTTACTGTATATCGAATAAGTTTAATTCTCTTACTGCATCTTCCATCGATTCGCATGGTACGTTATTGATCTCTATCACATCATAAAGTGCTTTATCGCATGTAACTATGATAACGCTTCCTGTTCCATCTTCTTCTACGCTGTTGATTGCATCAAAGGCCACATACGTAGAATAAGTCCTTGTTTTAATTTTTATAAAACTGTTTACCATTTTGATAATGATTTTTGGTTTTAACTGGTTTTAGTCTAACATTTATTACGCTATAGACTATTTAGCGTCAACTATAGGTTTAATCTTTTTGTAGATCATACCTAATTCTCTTTTAGACACAAATAAGGTGTGACTAAAACCTTCACTATCTATTTTTGTTAAAACAAACATTGAAGATTTTTTGTCACTCCTTAAATGTATCTCAGTTGGTCGTATCTTGAAGTCGCTCATCTATTGCATAGTTATATTCAATATACTTTGCTCCGATATCTGTAGACCAGATCGGATCATCAATGTCAGTAATTTGGTTAAGAATGTTTTCAGTAGCATCATAGTATTTTTTATATAAAGCTACTTTATGCTTCAATTCCGTATTTTCTGACACAACATATAATCTGTAATGCATCAAACATGTTGACATAACACAGATAAATAACGAGATGTAAACATACGGGCTTTCGCGCGCATATTTGTTAAGAACCACTAGTATCACATCTATTGACATGACTACTAATACACACCTGATCAATCCTTTTACTACAGGTTCGTTTGCATCAATCATTAGATTCATTGCAAATACTGGTAAAAGAATCAAAATTGCTATGAGCAATTGCAACAAAAAGAGAAATACTTTCTTCATATTGATTATGTTAATTGATTTCTTTTATGTTTAGTGTAAACTATTTATTATATGTTCAAAACTTAAAAAGTGCCATTACTCTCACGAGCAATGACACTTAAACAGTTATGGAACAAATTAAACTTGTAGACTATTTATTATACTCATAATTATAAAAATATTACTATTCTCACGAACCGCAGTGTTAGCTATGCACAATCCAATAGACAGTCTAGTGTTTATTTTTGTATTTTCTAAACTGTTTTCTAGCTTCTTTGCTGTTTTTGTATGTGGTCTTTATATAAGTACCGTTCGAGCATACGGTTATAGACCACTCAAATGCGTGTTGTCCAGATAGAACGATAATATTACCGAACATATCTTCAATGACTGCTCTGACTTTTATCTCACAATTTTCTTTGTGAAACTCATGCTTTTTTCTCATTTTGATAATGATTTAAATGGTTTATAATTAATCTCTTTAAAAAGTCAGTCAGAGTTACTTCCATTTTCTTTTACTTAAAGAAAACCGAAGAACTCCTTCACAAAGAATGCATAAAGAATCGATCTAGTCTCTATTTATAGAGTCAAAATCGTGGGCTCTTTTTTCCAAGAGACTAAATATCATTTCAAACTCTTCGTCGCTCCATTTAGGAGATGGAAAACGGCTGATTGCCTTAAGCAACTGAAGACATTTTAATTCGTTCATATCTCCAATGCGAATAAGCTTACCTTCGTTGAGTTTCATTAGAAGGTCGTTCATAGCATTTGCTGCAGTGAAAGAATAAATGCGAATATATCCTTCTTTCGATGTATAAACTATATTACATTCGTTAATACTATGAATTTCCTTAGCTGTTGCTACGGATTCTTCACATGCTTCCAAACGCTTTCTTAAAGCGGTTTTAAACTCTGCACTATAGTTACGCATCATGCGGTCGAAGTTATCTTCAAAACTAGAAAGATCTGAAGTCTCCAACTCTAAGGTTACTTTGAGAACTCTCTCAATAACCACTGTTCCGTTGTCGTTTACTCTTATTGCCATACTTTTTGTATTTTTATTTTAATAAATATATATAACTTTCTTTTTAGATTATTCTGCTAACCATCGTACTTTCTAGGTATTCGCCGTAAAACAAAAGGAGCCCGCGTGTCATATAGGCATTTGGGCTCTCTTGTTTTTAGAATGGATCTCCGTTTGAAGTTGTTGTTGCTGCGTCAACAACGTCATCAACCTCTACTTGTACTCCATTGTGTACGTTTGTTTCAACAGGCTCTTTGAAGAAGCGTGACTCCATACGCTGACCTTGTGTGTCTGGGTCAAAACCGTCAAAGTAGATAGTTTTGAGCTTGTCACCGTCAGAGATGATGTAGTCAATCTGTACGAGTACCTGAATGGTGTCAACCATGAGAGCTGTGCCGTCTTTGGTTGTAACCTTGCTTCCGTCTGCGTTGTTCATGTAACACAAACCTTTACGAAGCTTGTAAGGTACAACCTGCATGCCTGGGAACTCCCATAAGCCGTCCATAAGTTCGTCATCGCCTGATTCGCGTAAAGCCTTCATATCGATGTTGTATCGATCGTTGACCTTTTCGCCTACTTTGTACTGAAGTAGACCTTCGATGAGAGTCGGTTCGTCTTCTTCAAAGAACAATAGTTTGCGCACTTTGCAGTTACGTGTTTTCTTGTTTTTTACAAAGAAGATAGCGTACTTTGACTTCTTTCCGTTTACACCTTCCTTTTTTGCTTGTCCTACTTGAATTGCGATAGTCTTGTATACCGACAATTCGCTTCCGTCCATTTTGTTCATGATTATATTGATTTTTAGTGAATAATCTATGAAACGCTATATATTAATATGGCGTACAAGTCTATTCCTTGTTGTCAGCAATGAAATGCGTGTGGGTGGATTTGTCTCTCCACTCTACACAATTAAACAATCATTTTGTTTCATTGCGAACCATACAAGATGTCTCCTTGTACGGAACGACTAAAGAGCAATAATGTGTACCTCATCGGAGGCACACACTACTGCTAAATCCTGTAGTCTAGATGCAAGTGGTTAGCTCACCTACAGGAATAATTCTGCATTCAACTGTTACCAACAGTATCAAGTTTTGTCGTAAAGGAAAACCGACATTTCATACTTCCTTTTACTGGCAAGTTAAAACCAGTAGTATGAATTCGTCACAGATGCAGATCTATGACTACCGCTCTTCTTTAACATTGCGGTGGATGACCAGGCTTATAACATTTGTCATACATTGATTAAAGGCTGCATACTCCGTAAATGAATTATTTCACTTAGTTTCTGCAGTACCTACTATAACAATATCTTTATATAAAATATTGTTATGCATAAACGTTTTTCACGTGTAACACACATATCCTTTCCATTTAGAAGCCTGATATGAACTAGATACCTTTTGTGTAATTACACGTGTGGTGACCTAATGTTTAGAGTATTTACGCTCATCATCCCGTTAGTACTTTGTACTTCAAGATAATTTCTGGTCTCTCCTAACCTATTTAGGTACGTTTCACCATTAAACTTTGATTCTTTTGTATTTATACTCCATAAATCATAGATAGAGTTGCAACTACGGAAATTTATTTTATTTCTTTCATTGCGATTGCTATAAGATGTTCATAGTATGGAACGACTAAGT